ATGAAGAGCGACATCAAAGTGGTGCCCATCATTTTGGATTTGATGGACATCACTGTGACGGAGCCGGAAGCCAAGCCGGGTAGCCGCAAGGGACGCCCGAACCATGATCCGGAGTTTCGGCGCCGCCTGGCGGCCGCGGCCTGTGAGCCCGGTGTGTCGGTCGCAAAGCTGGCGCGGTTGAATGGCATCAACGCAAACATGCTCTTCACCTGGGCGTAGTCGGTATCGCGCGCAATTGCAGGCCGAAACGACATCCCTGATTCCGGTGTCGGTGGTTCATGAGATGCCGCCGGCACGTGTAGCGATGCCACCGGACGCACCTGGCGTCGGCCATCCGACTCCGCGAACCGGGACGATCGAGATTCGGATCGGCGGCGTAGTCGTCAAGGTCGACGGCGTCGTTGACGCCGAGACGCTGCGGGCCATACTGGGGAGCTTGCGATCGTGATCTCTCTGCCCACGGGTACACGCGTCTGGCTGGTGGCGGGCGTCACCGACATGCGCGGCGGGTTCCAGGGGCTGGCGGCGAAGGTGCAGACGGCGCTCGACGAGAATCCGCTGGGCGGCAACGTGTTCATCTTCCGCGGTCGTCGCGGCGATCTCGTGAAGGTTCTGTGGGCGAGCGAGGACGGGCTCTGGCTTCTCGCGAAGCGGCTTGAGCGTGGCCGCTTCGTCTGGCCACAGGCCGACGGCGGCAAGGTCCATCTGACGGCGGCACAACTGTCGATGTTGCTCGAAGGCATCGATTGGCGGCAGCCGCGCCGTACCGCGGCCCTGTCGATGTTGTAAACCGCGAGGAAGGCTCGTAAACTGCGCCGCATGTCGAACGGCGCGGAACTTCCTGACGATGTTGAAACGCTGCGGGCCTTGCTGAGCGAGGCCCGTGCGCAACTTGCCGAACGCGACTTTGAGATTGAGCACCTCAAGGCGCAAATCGATAAGCTCAAGCGCATGCAATTCGGACGCAAGTCCGAACAGTTGGATCGAGAGGTTGCGCGACTCGAGACGCAGCTCGAAGATGTGACGGGTGGGCGTGGCGTCGCTGATGTGCGACGCGCCCGCCAATCGAGCGCGCGCACGCCGGTCAGCGACGCGTCGCCGAAAGAGGCGCGATGCTGTCGAAGAAATCCGAGCTGGCCAAGGCAATCCGTTACTCGCTCAACCAGTGGGACGCGCTCATGCCGTACTGCGAAGAGGGGCGTGCCGAGATCAGCAACGCCCTGGCCGAAAACGCGCTGCGCTGCGTGAGTCTGGGTCGCAAGAACCTCCTGTTCGCCGGCTCCGATAGCGGGGGCGAGCGGGCTGCGGCGATGTACGGTCTGATCGGGACGTGCAAGCTCAACGGGATCAACCCGCGCGCCTACCTCGAATACGTCCCGACCCATATCGCTGACCATCCCATCAATCGCATCGACGAACTGCTGCTCTGGAACGCCGCCAAGAAGCGGCCCCGGCAGCCGGATCCAGCATCATCGCCTGCATGATTGCCAGCCAGTGAGATCCGGCTAGCCCGATTCCCGATCATGCCTCACGCGGGCGTCGCGTTGCGGACGGCCGTCGCGAGGTGCTTACATTCCAGGACCCGCGAAACGTCGATCGATGGGCTGGGGACTCTCCAATCTGGATAGTGTGGACTCGGGGGCTAAAGCGGGCACAGGTGCGGTACAGAAAGCCCTACCAAACGAGGCATACATACGCATCCATGATGCTATCCGCTGGGGAACAATCCTATGTGGGTGGCACGGCAGATGAGGCATTCGAACCAGAACACTACCGTTCGAATTTACGCCCGTTGGATGCCTACAGCAGATCCAGACGCGGGCGGTAAGACAGTAGCGAAGTTTGCGGAATCGACGTTGCGATTAAGCTGCGATTCCGTACAGGAAACAGCAGGAAATCAAGGCGATAAATCGCCACCCGCTTCGCCAAACATTTGAATTATAAGGAAATTCTGGCGGAGAGAGGGGGATTCGAACCCCCGCGGACACTCCGCGCATCAAGGGATTTCGGGTAGTACCACCCTAATTCCTGTCATTGTCTACCACGCCGCATTCAGTCTTCACCACCTTGACGCTCTCTTCCGTTCCGCCCCAAAGAGCGGTAGCCTTGGCCTACGGATTAGAAGAACGGCAGTTTGAAAATTGGCAACAACGGAAGTGCAGTCAAATCAATGACTTGCAGCGATCGCCACATCTAATCGGCTGCGCTTCTGGTGCCAATTTTCGCCCTTTCGCGACGACTCTCGTCAAGATTTCGTCAAGATCGCTGCACCCCACTTCGGGAGTCGGCTGATAGGCAAACAAAGCGTCGGACGGCTCTATACCCTATTTCCGGCTTCCATCGTCGTCGCCGAGTTCCTTGAGGCGCTTTTTGAGCTTCTGGTTCTGGATCACGAGCAGCGCGAGAGCAATCAACGTCGCGACTGGAAAGAACCACTCGCCGGAATAATGGAGCAACGCCCATGCGACTGCCGCAACCACGATGGCGAAGGCGATCAGCGCCAATCTGTCGGTCAGCCGGTTCATGCTGCGGCTCTCCCTGCGACCTGCGTGCGGAACGCAAAAGCGCGTGCGCCCAGCCCCGGCCGGAGCACTTCGGGATGCATTTGTATGGCGCGGTATACGTCCGGCGGCAGCGAAACGCCCTTCCGCGCTGCCCATCGGCGCACGAACGACGTCGCCGCGACCTTATTGCTGCACGTAATTGACGCGTCGGTCGCGACGATCAGGCTGCCGACGACCGCGCCGGCGTAAAACGCGCCGCCGCACGCCGACACGACGGCGAGCATTTCAAGCCCTGTTGTGGCTCCGATCAGTTCAGCGACGGTCGCCTCGGGCCCCAACGCCTTCAGCGTACCGAGGATCGTCGTTAGCGTACCGGTGGCGGTCTGCAGCGTTCCGAACAGGCTCGCGGGCGCCGGTAGCCCGAGCGCCTCCATGTTCGCCTTGAACGCTTCGTAGAAATTCGTGCATTTTGCCATCTGCATTTCTCCAGAGGAAATGCCATGGATTCTATCAGTGCTCTGTTCGCAATCCATACGTCGGACTGGGTGAGGACAAGGCGCCGCGTGCTGCGGGTAGTGAGGAGCCTAATTCCGCCCCGAGTCATTCGCCATGTTCCTCTTTAGACGCTGTAGCCTCTTTTCAGGGGATGGATCGTTTCATCATAGTCCAAGATATACTGTATAAAATTACAGGTTTTCTCGTATTACGAAATGATCCTACCACCGTTCAATCCCCCAAAGCTACCCGAGATGACCGATTGGTGGACGCGTTGCACGTATGCGGACGTCCAACGTCTGATTCTCGAAGTTCAGCACCAGCGCCTCACTTTGTGGGAGCTCCGCAGTTGCATCGCCGATGCGTCGCGCCGGGCGCGCGCGATCGACCCATCGCTGCTCGAGTATGGCGCGCCGCTACGGCGGCTCGGCAATATCGTTGACAAGGAAATTGATCGTGCCGCCCCTTTCGTTCGCATGCGGGAACCGATCGCGCCTTTTTCCGACGAGTGGCGCGCACGGCAAGAAATCAGATCAAGGCGCTGGGAGTCGCCGGACGACGAGCCAGCCGGCACATCTCCAAGATCGATCCCAGAGTTTCAGCGGGTAACTTGGGAGGAACTGCGCGAGAAATGGCGCTTCGAGGAAGGCAAGAAGGTCGGCCGACATACGCTCGAGCAACGCATGGCTCTCGAGATCGCGTACTTGCGAAGCAACATTGCTGGAAAGTCACGAAAGCTCGTCGACGCGGCCCGGGTTGAAGCAGAGAAAGGCGGGATGGCGTTGTTCGCGCTAGACCAGTTGAAACGCATCCTCGAAGTCGAACGCGACGAAGAGGCGTTCTGCCGTATCACGTAGCGAGGGTGCGAAACGATGAACGATCTGGACGCTTGTCTCTGCGAGGCATCACGCAGAGCTTACGGTCGATGTATGACCCTGGCCGCTTGACATAGGCGCTCGATCTACTGCGACATTTCCGGAGTGATGTGGCCGCATTTCCGCGGTCTCCCGATAACCAGCAAAAACTCCAAAGACGAGCTGCCGCGCCCATCAGCCCAAGACGCGACAGTGCGACTTACCATATTGTGACGTTCACGGGAGCTGCAACGGAATTGCACTCGATTTAACCGCACTGCTCAGCGACGGGAACGGATCAATTCCAGTTAACGCTTGCACATCAGCCACCGATATAACCTGGCATGCCTGAGCACTATCATTTCTGCATAAATAGACCCCCGCCCCCACGCCAGGCTCATAAATTGCCTTCCACGTATAGGACGGCACATACACCGCATCCGGCCCAATTGTTGGAACCGCCCCATTATTAAAAGCAGGACCAGTCACAACAAAGATCTCCCCTAACTGTGCAGCCAGATTCCTCACGTTATTTTCTATCTTTTCCCACTTCCCTCTATTAAGAGTTGGGTTTTGAGGGACCACATTCGCCATTGAAAACGTCTCTTTTTCGGAAGCTTCCGTCGACGGATCGCCTGCCGGAGTCATATGACCTCGATCATAGCCGCTGTTCGTATAATCGTCAGTATATGAGCGATCTTCAACTGGAATCGACTGTTCCGAATGCCACGACCCAACCCTCGTAATTGAGTTTGCTCCATCAATCTGCTTTTTTGTCAAGTGTTCAGCAGAATAGAGCGGCCCCTTTGTCACGCCTGACGCAAGCAGAACGTATTCCGTATAGCAAACTTCATTGGTTCGATTTGTCAACTGAGAATTCAAGCTTGGTTCTCTACCATTAACAAATAAGGCAGGACAACGTGTTGCCGCGACTGCAAGATTCTGAATAGCAGCAATCGACAGAATAAGTAGAACAATAATTTTGTTTCTCATACTACCCCCTTTCACATTTGTAATATTTATAATTATTCAATATTAAATATTGATGACGGAGCTATCGAACCCTTTTTATTATGCGAGAAATTTTCTCGATCTCCATTCTTCGTTAGCGCGTCGCAGTCGTGCTCGCATTGCTGGCCGGCGATTCGGGCACCGTCAGCGTAATCCGCAAACTCTGCAGCAGCGTCGCCAGTCCGCCCAAGCACGTCAGCAAGTACGAATGCCCACCCTCCGCGGCGAAGCATCACACGGAAGTCACAATCAGGGTGTGATGCCCCGATCGCTCGACCGGGGCAATGAGCTCGCTACTTCTTTTCCGGCGTGATACCCCAGCACTGCCCCGCGCGCTCGTACTCGGGAATTGCCTCGGGGTTGTGCTTGCACTTGTCGATCGTGTCGAGTGCCGTCGTATATTCACCGAACAGACGATCAGCGATCTTCGCGACATACGCACTTCGAACGGCATCGTTCGGAACCAAGCACGTTGAATCCATCTGTTCCGGCGTTACAGCCATGCCACCGATCGCGTTGACATACCTGTTCTGCGACAGGATTGCAGACAGCGTCACGATCGGATTGGTTGTGTCGTCTTTGTGGTCACACGGGCCCAGCGGTTGAGCTGCATAGACGACCCGCCCCTTCAAATATTCTCGTTTCGCGTACGTGTCGAGATCACGCTCGAACTGATCGATCGCCGCTCTCTGCACTGGATCGTCGTTTCGCGTAACCATATCCGCGAATTTGAAATTGACGAGAACCCACTCAGTAGGGATGCCCCACGGGATATCCCGAAGCTCGGCGTCGGTAGGAGCGACTCCCGAGTTTTCCGACATCACCAGTTCGTGCAGTGTCGTACCGTCGATCGTGCCGGGATACACCGCGATATCGGCACCACGGACCTTGAATGCCGCTTGCAGCGAATCGATCGTTGCCTGATTGTCGGCCACGACCGCATCGTGGCCGGCCCCGCCCGATGCGCCCGTCGGCGCCGCCGCCCGTACAGAGGCGCGTTGCGCTGCCACGAGCGGCGCCCCCGAATAGGCAAGGCGAATCGCAGGCCCGGCCGACGCCGGCGCGTCGTCACCTCCTCCGCATGCAGCAACAACAAGGCAAAGCGCCAGCCCGGATAGGATCGGTATTTTTTTCATGATTGGTCTCAGGTTCTCGAATGTTGTTCACTTCATGAGTCTCAGAGTTTACAGATAAATTTCAATTCGAGCACCCGGGCGTCTGTGGACGAATTGCGCACGCCCATCCCTGTAACGTCTTCAATTTGTCGATTTCGTTCTGGTCGTCTCCAGCGACGGCGAAAACGCGCTCTGCAACCGCTGCGTCGATGTCTGCGTAGGCGGCGGCACCATCGACCACGCCGGCGGCGCCGGAAGCCCCGGACACGCCGTCGGCACTGGTTGCAGAACAGTTGCGGACGGCGACGTGCAACCGCTCAGTGCCGGCAGCAAGAGCAACGCGATAGTTGCGATTGTCGGCCTCATGGTCGTTTCTCTCCTTCGTGAATTGAGCGTCGACGGCGGCCACCGCCGATGCCGCAGTGTCGTGAGCGGCAATCGCGCGCTGTTCTGCATCGAGCGCGACCCTCGAAATCGCGCTCAAGTCGTTGGCGTGCCGCTGCGCATCGTTCGCTCGCGCGGCCTGTTCCTCTGAGAGCCGTCGGATACCGAACTGATGATCGATGAGTGCGCCGGCCGCCGCAGCGAGCGCGGCGACGAGCACGTACGGCCATAGGATCTTCAGCATCACATCCCCCTCTCGCACAGCGCGCGCTCGGCAGCGCGGCGCTTCACGAGACCTGGCAGAACTTGACTGCCGGCAGTGACCCATTGCGGCCGGCCGCTATCCGATTCGTTGATTGCGCGGCACGCGCCCCGCCAGTCGCCCGTATTGAATCGCTTCGCGGTCGTGCTGCCGCAATAAGCTCTCGGCCCGATGTTGTAGGCGAAGCTCACCGCGGCCGCGAGCTGGTATGTGCGCCCCTTCAGGCCGGGCGTGCATTTCAGCACCGGCTCCGCGTGCTCGACGAGTCGCTGCTCGAGCCGCGCGCGGCATTCATCGCGCGTGAATCGCTGGCCGGCGTAAACGTCCTTCGTGTCGCCATTGCATGCCGTGATGATGCCGATCGGGTCCGGGCGCGCGACGAGCACCTCGCCCTCGAACGAAGGAACAATAGAAAGCAAAAGGGCCGCTGCCGCGGCCCCTACCAATCCAACCAGTGTCTTCTTCTCAGCCATCGTGATGCTCCAGTTCGTGCAAGCGTGCGGCGAGCTCGATCTGTTCTCGACGATCCTTGCGCCGTGCGAAGTAAAAATTCAGACAGAACGTCGCGATCGCTGTGAGAATGCCGACGATCACACCGATATCAGTCAACGTAAGCGACGACGCAACCGACGCAATGCTTCCCGCGTAGCTCACGGCTTCCGTAGGACTAGCTCGCATCCACTCCTCGCAGAAATGAAAAAGCCGCCCGAAGGCGGCGTATTAAATGATCCCAGTGCCATCAATCACCATGAACTGCATGCGCCAGCACTCTCGAAACGTCGTAATGTTCGGCGCTCTCCCCCCGTTGTAAATCCGCGTTCCCCAACCGACATCGCCGCCGTTCACCCTGACCGTGCCGATTTCAAGGATGTCCCAGAGATGCTGATTGCTGTTCGACGAGCCCCAGATATAGTGCGCCGCCCACATGCTCGAGATCAGCACTGGCCGTCCGTACGAACGCAGTTGCCAAGGCGGATTCGGCGCGCCCTCGACCGTCCATCCTTCGCCGCCATTCGCCGGTATGTAAGCGTCGTAGATGACATCGAGCACACGAAAAAAAGGACTCGCGGCATCGGCGATCAACTGACCCTGCTGGTCGAACACCTGTAGGCCATACCGACTTCCGCTCGGCGGCACCTTCGAAAAGACGAACAACCTGACGGTCGTTTGCGCCTCAGTTATAAATCGAACCGTATACGTTCTGCCGTCGTTGCTATTCGCATCCCAAAGCGAAATTCCCACGCCGGCGTCAGCCGAAAAGGCATACAACGGCATGTTGGCCGAGAACGTGAATGAGGCAACCCAGTAATCACCGTGATATTGGATATTGGCATTGTTGCGCACGGTATTTATGCCGATCCATTGCGACACCATCGACATCGACTGCACGAGCTGATAATTCGGAGTCTGCCCGTCAATCTGGAAGACGCCCGACTCCGTGAACGCCTGGAATCCGACACCCATCAAAACACCCCGTATATGAGCCACCCCGGCACAGGCGTTCGATAACTACTGCTACCGTCGGCGCTGTATCGCCATGAAACGCTGCCCGCACCGATCTGTACGATCGGAACAGGCGCGTTCATCGAGATATGCTGGAACAGCCAGTCAGGCATGAAAGACCAGAACGGCGTTCCGCGCGAAAGATCAGCCGACACGCTGCCCTCCGCACCGCTCTGAACTCGCTGCATGCCCATGACCCGTCCGCACCGCGTCGTACCGTCGAGCATCAAACGACCTGTTTCGTCGAAGATTTGCAATCCCGCGTTCATTCGTTCCATCTCCCCCAGCGCACCAGAATGCCCCCATTCGGGAAGTACACTCGCCCCCCGTTTCCATCGATCACGGTTCGATAGCCGCTGCCGTCAATCGAATTGATCTCGAACCATCCACTCTTATCGATCCGCCAACCCTGCCGGCCGGCGATGTAGTTGTCGGACTGGATGTAGCTGCCGATCATTGCGTTCGTGATCCAGCCGGAGCCGATCAGCGCCTGACGCAAGAACACCTGCCCGCCCTGTACGACGAACGGCACGCCGATCACCCCGCCCGAATTCGGATCGATCACGGCGAATCGGCTTGCCGACACCAGCACCTGCGATTCGACGACGCCGTTGTTGTTGTCGACGCCGATGCCGATCCCGGCGATATACGTCCGGCCGTCCGCTGTGATCTGCGTCTTGATCTGGTACGACGCCGCAACACGTCCGTTCAGGTCGGCATAGGACTTCGCGACGGTTTGCACCGCCGCCGCGTTGTCGTCCGCCTGCGCCTGTACGGTCGTGATGTCTTGCGCCATCGCGCGATCCGCCTCGACCCGTGCAGTCGTCTCCTTTTGCACTGCGGCGCTCAACAGGTTCGAGCTCGATCGCTGCTGCGCGGCGACCGTGTCGACCTTTTTTGCGACGGCCATGTCGCCCTCGGCGATCGCCGACTGCAACGACCAGACACCCGCATTAAGTGCCTCGTCGCCGGCATAGATCGTCGCGTCGCCAGCCATCGGCGGCGTGATCAAGTCGATCGCTTCCCGCAGTTCGCCGCCAACGGCCGATTTCCCGATCTGTCCTGCGAAGTACTTTTCGTAGTCACCTTGCTCCGTGCTCGGCTGCCCCTGCACACCCGGCCCCTTCGCCGGAAACCACGGCCCAACGTTGCCCGACGTGTCGACCAACCGCGCCCAGAAATAGAAGACCTGCCCGACCGCGAGCCCCTGATACGACGTCGAGGCTTGTGGATACGCGAAATCCGAGAACTTGATCGCATCGTCGCGGCTCGGCGTGCGGCTGTACCAGATCTCGGTACGCTGCGTGTCGCCCGCGGACCCGTCGCCCGGGAACGCCCATTTCAGATCGATCCCGAACACGACGCCCGTCGCGCTCAGCGAGACTACCGACGGCGGCGGACTGGTTTTCCCCGTGAGCTGCGTATCGACGCCGTAAGCCGGGATCGATGTCACGCCGAGCGCGTTCTGCGCACGCACGCGCGCGAGGTACTTGCCCTGATAGATGCCCGGTACTTCGACCTGCAGGCCACCTGTCGACGACACCTTCACCCACTCGCCGTTATCCTTCCGCCATTCGGCGACGTAGCTTGTCGCGTGATTCGCCGTATCCCACGCGATCACCATCGTCGTCTTCGAGATGCCCTGATCGACCACCGAGTACGTCGAGAGGCGGACGTTCGACGGCGGCGGCTGCACCGACGGCGGAACGATCGTGATCGGCCGCTGTTGGATCTGCGCACCGTCATCGATCGCCGCGTACTTCCCCGGCTCGTACTGCGTTGCGTTGACGGTATAGACGATCTGGCCGTCGTCGTCGCTTTCTTGCACGCTCACCACGCGATACTGCTGCGCGGCAAGCTCATTGCTTTCGACCATCCAGACCGCACCCGGCACCGGGTCGGCGTCGAACCGCTCGACGAGCTTGACCGCGTCACCGTCGACGGACTTCACGGCGCGCGCCTGCGCGACGCCCGACGGCAGAATCGCGGTGAAGCGATCGCCGGCCGCAATCGTCGGCGCCTTGTCGAGCGTCATCGTCTCGCCGGCCGCGGCGCGGATGCGCCCACCGATCCGGCGGCCAGCCTTCTTCGGATCGGCAACGGCGATCACCTGTCCGGGCGCGCAAAGCGTTCCGTCGAGCCCCACCTGAAACGACACCGTCCCGGTTTCGTACCGTGACGTCAGCAGCAGCCAGCGCCCGAGGCGGTGCGCCTGCGCCTGTGACGTGCAGCCGAACGCCGTCACCTCTGTCTTGATGACGCCGTAGCGCGCGATCCCGTCGTCGTCCTGCACCGGCTCAACGGCCTGCTTGTACTGGTTCGTCGGATCGTTGTAGCTGACGAGCGCGACCGTGTAGCGCGTCTTGCGCTCGCTACCAACGTACTTGAACGCCCCACCGACGACGTTCGCAGCCGTGTAGAGATAGTCCGGATCGGACGGCATATCGGCCGACGCGACGACCGACCCGGCGCCCCAGTACGAAATGCCGCGAAAGACGCTCGCGAGATCCTGTACCACCTTGAATGCGTCCGCGCGCGTCTGAAGCACGCAGTTGCAGGTAAAGCGCGGTTCCCTGCCACCCTTCCCGTCCGACACGAGTTCGTCGCAATGGCGCGCGATCTCGTATAGCGCCCACTTGTCGACCATCGACGCGTCGACGCGATCGCCCAGCCCATAGCGCTTGTTGAGCAACAGGTCGTAGTAGACCCAGGCGGGATTGTTCGTCCACGCCATCTTGAACGTGCCGTCCCATGTTCCCGAATACGTGCGGGTCTCCGGGTCGTAGTTCGTCGGGACGCGGATGATCAGCCCTCGCACGTGATACGACCGCACGGGCACGCTCGAGAACGAGCGCGCGTCGAACGTCATGCCGACCAGCGCCGTCATCGGATAGCGCAGTTTGCGATCGATGATCTCGGTAATCGCCTCGATGTTGATCGAGTCGGCGATCGTCGCCGTGTGCGCGTTCGGCGTGACGCGGCGCACGCGAATCAACCACCCGTTTTTCGCGCTCGGCAATTCGATGCGATGCGAGCGCTCGTAGAGCGACGTCGTCTTGCCGTCGAACGCTCCAGTCAGTACCTGCGCATACGATCCGCCGTCGACCGACAAGTCGATCGCATAGTCGACGCGATAGCCCGTGATGTTGCCGTTCGACGTGTCCTGACGCTGCAGCGCCGGCACGCCAAAGCGCACACGCACCGCAGTCAGTTGCGTATTCTGGATCTGGCGCACCCACGGCGCGTCCGAGGTCAACGGCACGCCGACGCCCGCCTCGCGCTCGACGGCCGGAAAGCCTGGGATGTAGTCCTGATCCTGCGTGCCGGTTCGCACGTCGACCGTGTAGTTCTGGAAGTTCAGCGAGCCGTCCGCGTTCTGGATCGGCGTGCCGTCGAGATAGACCGATTGCAGGCCGTTCACCAGCCCGACGATCGGCCCCTCTGAGATCACGTCAAGCACCTTCGCGCGCGCGATCGAATGCAGGCTGTCGGGCGATTCACTGCTGCCACCGCCACCACCACCGCCCTTGGCGCCGTAGATGCGCTTCAACCCGCCTTCAGCATGGATCTTCTTCAAACCTGATCCTCCGCATAGATTCCCGAACTGACCACCTTCGAGCCGACGACCATTTCGCCGATGACGAGTGGTACCGGCTCTCCCTGTGCAGCACTGTTCACGGGTCCGTTGAAGTAGTACGACGTGCCGTTGTTGGCCGCCCCCGCGAGGCCGGCCTGTTGCGGACTGAGCATCTGCACGATGCCGCCCAGCGCCATCGACGCGCCGAGCCCCATCAGCGACGTGCCCCACGGCTGCGCGAAACCGAACGTCGCCACCGCGCCAACGGCGACGAGTGCGGCACCGAGAATCGTGTTGAAGAGCCCGCCGCGCTTGCTGCCGACGATTACCGGCGCAATGCGGATCTCATCGCGCCCGGCCGGATGCCCGAGTTCGTCCTCGACGAGATTGCGTCGACCGTTGAACACGGCGAACGTCAGGCCGTCGTCGCGCGCCGACAGCAGGAACGCGCGAAAGCCCGGGATCAGCACCGACAGCGCGCGCACCGCCTCCGCGGTCGACGAAACGGCGAGTCGATGGATGCGACCGAATCTGGAAAGAGGCCCATAAAGGCGAATGGTTTTTAGTTCGTCAGACATGCGCTCTCCTTGCATGAAGAGGCACACCTTTCAATACCACCAGAGACAGCGTTTGCTCCACAGTCCAGCCATCGCGAAGCCTGCTATGCAGCGTGTTCATGCTGACGCCCAGATCGATCGCCCAATCTGTCAGACATTGCGTTTTCCCCCGGAAGGTCAGGCGCAAGTTGTCACGCTTATTTCGACTTTGGATCGCTGGTGTAGCCCAGCGACAATTGCCTGGGGCGTAGTCGCCATTGACATCGATTCGGTCGATCGACATCTGAGCAGGAGCCTCGCCCATGTCGGCGAGAAAATTCTCGAATGACTCCCATCGCGCACAAACCTTGATTCCCCTGCCGCCATAGCTGTGAAAGCAATTGGTCCGAGGGTTGCGGCAACGCTTGCGCATGCCGGCCCAGATTCGAAACGTGCGCGTGTTCGACATGCCGTGCGTTCTGGCAGTGCGCGCAAGAGCCAACTCATTCCGCGCTATCAACTGCTCGCGATGCAAGCAACCGCACGATCGAGTGTTTCCTCTGCGCAGGGCCGCCCCGCGCACATTCAGGGGCACGCCGCAGTCGCAGACGCAAGCCCACGCTACGTCACGGCCCATGTTTTGCGCCTGCTGCTCGACAAGTAGGCGGCCAAACCGACGTCCGACCATTTCAATTTTTTGAGCCATCGTCACTCCCCTCTCTAAACCGCAGCACCGTCGTGCAGCTGTCGGCCCACATCCCGCCCCACACCGCGCGCGCAGACAAACGCCCGTGCATGTGATGCAGGAATTGCCCGTCACCGAGATACACGCCCGCGTGATTCGGCACGGCGTTCTTGCTGCGGATCTGCATCAGCAGCACGTCGCCGACCTGCAACGTCACATCGCGACCGACGTCGAGAAACCCGGCGTCCTGATAGTGGTTGAGATAGAGATTCGAGCGACCGTCGTTCCACCAGTCGCCCTCGCGCTCGAAGTCGGGCAGCGCGACGCCGCGCTCGGCGAGATACCAGTCGCGCACGATCGTGTAGCAGTCGTGTACGCCGTGCACGAACTGGCGGCCGACCAACTGCACGACGTAGCCGGACGGCTTGAATTCGCACCAGTCGTCGACGCCGATCGAGCCATCGGCCTGCACGCCGAGCGAGACGATCACCCATGTCGCGATGCCGCTGCGCTCGCACATCGTGCGATCCGCGTCGCTCGGCTGCGCCGTTGCGCCTGGATGCGAATGCACGAGCGCGACGATCTCGCCCATGTCTTCGGCCGTGGCGTAGTCCTCGGCGGCGAGCGCAAGCTGGTCCGTCGGCGCCGCTGCCAGATTTCGGCAGGGCACGTACATCTCGCCGCTCGCCGTCTTCACGACGAGCCCGCAGCACTCGCGCGGATACTCGGCGAGCGCGTGCGCCGCAATGGCGCTCTTAATCTGTTCGTCCATAAAAAAACCCGCCATGTGGCGGGTCCTCATATCGAAATTGAATCGCGCGTCACGCCATCGTGTCGCACAGGAAGCCGCCGAACGGCAGCGGGTTGTTCACGCCGTGTCGGCACTCGCAGCCGCTGATCTTCTTGCTGCACCGATCGAGCGCCGGATCGCCCACCGGGTTGTCGTCCTTGTCGAAGCACGCCGCGCCGGTATATCCGCATTCGGGGCCGCGGTACTCCGACTGGCAGATCGAAATGATCTGCCGCTTCGGCAATTGCTGCCCGCCGAAGTCGAGCGGCGACGACAGCGTGAACTCGACGTGCAGGCCCGGCTGCTCGTCGCTCTTCTGCTCGATCCGCCATTGCTGTACCGGGAATTCCTCGCCCGGGTCGGCCGTCGGATTGCCGCCCGGGAAGTTCACGGCGTCGAGATAACGCGCGAGTGTCCGGCGCCGGAACACCTTCGCACCGACCAGATCGCCGAGTGCGACGCACAGCGCCGAGATCGTCCCGTTGATGTCGCCTACCCGCAACGTCGGAGACGGCTGCTGTGCATCGGACGTCTGTTCGAAACCCGCAGCCTGAATCGGCCACGGCTTGTACTCCTGCCCCTGCCACACGATCGACGTCGACTGCAGGTGCCCGTGAAAGCGCAGCACGTCCGCGCCGATTTCCGTGCAGTCGACCTCGAAAAGCTCGATCAGCCGGCCCGGCTCGAGTTGCTGAATGTCCCCGGTAATGGTCACTTCGAAGCCTCCAGTGCGGCAACTCGCTCAGCCGCCTTCCTTTCGAGCACCGCGATACGGTCCAGTGCAGCAGTCAGCGCGCGATCCAACTCGATCACCGCTTCGATGGCAACTGCACTCGCGTTGGCGTAGTTGAAGCCGAGCGCCTTCCGACATTGCGGCGGCCCGTTCTCGCCGAATATCTCTTCGCCTGTCTCTTCGTCGTACTGGTGTGCGATAAAATCGCCGTCGCCGTCGATGTCGACGCCGGTCTCCGACACGAGTTCGGGAAAGTCGTCCTGCCATTCCTGCGCGATGACACCGATATGCTCTGCACCGGCCCCCCCGCCCTCTGCCGTTGGAATTTTGAGACGGTACCGAACGACGCGCTTATCTCGTAGCTTTTCCAGCACGCCCGAAATAGGCCGCACACCAGTTTTTAGCGCGACATCCGACGTTTGCTGAACGGTGCTACAAGTGATTCCTATAAATGCGCTCGCGTCGTAATTCAGTGCCTGGAACATGCCCGATCCCGATCCCGGAACTAGCCGAAAGGTCCCACCAATACCGTTCGAATTAAAGCCAATCCCGGCCAGCACGCCGCTTGATATATTGATTTGCGAAGTCGCGTAAGTCCCGCCATACGGGCCGCTGAAATTCGCCAGCCCCGAAAACTGAGACGTAGCACTGAATATCTTGGCCCCGGAGATCGTCTGCGGCGTATCGAGCGTCATCGGCTGCGCGAGATTCCTGCTATGCCAGAGGTACCCGATATACGTCTTGTCGACTGTCGCCCCGAGTTGACCGGGCGTCACGTTACTCCAGTCGAATTGCAGGGTGTGTCCTTTGGCGACTGTCGGAACTGAGTTGCCGTCTACACTGAACGAGCGATCGTTGAAGACATATTGAAACGATCCTTTGTCGGGGGACCACCAACCAACCGATCCGCTGCTCCCATAGAAATAACCGGGCATCTTGCCGAGCACGAGATGTCCTTCGTCGTTCTGGATCGCCGCCGACAGATCGCCGCCGACAGTCAGTTTGCCGCCAACGACCTCATCCCACAGCATCCGGCCGCGCGCCGCAGCGTGCCAAATCTTCGCGCCATCGGCGACATACGTCACCCAATCACCCGCGTTCATCGCCCCGAGCTGCGACAAGTCGCCAGCTTTAAACTTGATCGACACCTTATGCTGCACGCAGAACAGGTGAATGCAGGCCCCCGCACGCACGGAAGACGCGAGCGGCAAGCCAATCGCCTTGCTCTCGTCCGGCATGTACAACCCGAACCGCTTTCCGACATCATCGGGCGTCAGGTCCGCGCTATCGTTCAGAATCGCGATTCCCAGTGGCGTACTGCTTCCCACCACGTCGAAGTTCTCATTCGTCTTGAGGTGCGCGACGCGGTTATCGTCGCCGTCCCGCCCACCCGGTGGCGTACCCAATTTGATTTTTTGAAGCCCTGACATCTGATCTCCTACGCGGAAAACGTCTCTTCAAACTGTGCCGTCATCGTGTAGGCCGCACCATTCTTGATGGGCTCGGAATACTTCTCGCAGACGAACAACCCGCGCCCGCGAAGCGGCGGCGTCCAGTAAAACGACGCCGCGCCGGCATGGCGATCGAGGAAATCGATAATCGCCACGATCTTCGCGGCATCACCGACAAACCGCATGTTGAAGGTCGACTCGCGATTGTTCAGGCCGTCGGGGGCGCGCTGTGTGTAGCCGTCGCCGAACTGCGCCTTTCGCACGCGCAGCTTCGTATCGCCACCGTGCCCCTGCACCGTCGACGGCCATTCAAATGTGTCTTTCATCTCGCCAGTCCTTGATTGGCCTTCCATAACGTGCCGCCTTGACGAAGCTCCCGTTGTACGAACCCGCGCATCATCTGCTCAGCCAATTTCTTGAATTCGCCGAGCGCGATGAGGCTTGCGGGACTCGCCGAACCGCCCTCGATCGTGACGGGCACGCTGACCGAGACCCCGCCGTCGCGCGTCGACGAATCCCGCTCCGCCGCGCCACCCCCGACCAATCCGCCGGTGGCGAACCGCGCGAACCCGGACCGGCCGCCCGCATTCAATCGCTCGAGGTGCGCGCGCATACCGGGCTGCGACACCACCGCGGCGCGCACCACGAACTCGCCGTTCGACAGTTGCGCCGGGATGCTGTCGCTCGTCGACGTGCCCGGCCCCCACACCGCCCCGCCCGTCGCGAGGTGAAAGCCGTAGGCATTCGAGCCGACGGCCGCACTCGCGGCGCCGCCGATCGCACCCACGGCATCGGAAACGCCACCGAAGCCGAACGCCGAGCCAATCGCTCCGAACACCTGCGACATTGCCGCGCGCGCCGAGAACCGCGCGAGATCCGCGATCATGCTGTCGACCAGCCCGCGGAAATTCAGCTTGCCCGACGTCGCGAACGACACGAGCGCATCCTCGGCATTGCGGAACGAACTCGTCAGCGCCTCCTCGGCCATCTGCGCCGCGTTTTGCGCCGATTCCTGATAGACCGCCATCGCCCGCTTCACGCCAACGTGCCAGTCGGCCTGCAACGCGAGCCGCTGCTCGAGATAGCCTCGCTCGCGCGCGACCTGCTCCGCCTCGGCCGCGTTGATGCGCTCGATCTCGGCGAGGTACTCGGGCGAACCGAGCGTGTCGTCCTTTCGCGCGCCCTTCGTCAGTTCGTCCCGCCGGCGCCGAAACTCGTCGCTCACACGATTGGCGGCCTGATTCAGCTCGCGCGCGTTGTCACCCATCGACATCGCCGCGAGCTCGCGCTGCACGTCGCGCTGACGCTCGGCCGCGTAGTCCGCGAGCTCCGCATCGATCTGCGCGCTGCGCTCCTTCAGCTTGTTGATCGCGTCGCGGTAGCGCACCTCCTTTTCCAACTGCGCCGCCTGCTCGTACATGGCGCGAATCGCCTGCTGATCACGAAGCAGGCTCTTGTCGTCGTCCGACAGCTTCTTGCGCTTGCTGCGTAGATCCGTCACCTTCTGATCGAATGCGAGGAGATCCTTTTGTGACTGCGTCAGCTTGTCGGTCGCGACCGCCTCGACGCGCAGTTGCGCGATCCGCTGCCGGATGTTGTCGAGCATGCGCTCGCTTTCCAGCGAGTGAACGCCACTGCCCTTCGCTACGCGGGCCGCCGCGGCGTTGGTGGATACGCGTGACGTCTGCGCCGCAGCGGACGCGACCGTCTCGTCGAAAGCCTGCTGCCCGCGCGCGGCGGCCGCTGCGCGTGCGGCGTCAGCGTTGAAGCCGAATTTCTCGAATTTCTTGCTCGACAGGTCGGCCTGAAACTCTGCGAGCGCCGCCGCGACCACCATCTGCTGATTCATCAGCGCGAGCTCGCGCGTCAGATTGTCGATATTCCGACGCGCACCGGCCTCGGCCTTCGCGTCTTTGTCCTGGATTGCCTTTTCAAGCGCCTTGTACGCGTCAGCTCGCCCCTCGATGAGGCCCGCTTGTCGCGCCTCCGCGGCGTTCGCGCCCTTGGCCTTTGCCTCATACTCAGCACGCTGCTGAGCTGTCATGCCGATAACGGCGGACGCCTCTTTCAGCTTATCAACATACTTGCCCCACGCTTCCGCCGCCATGCCCCCGGCAAAGAAGTTGCTTTCCTCCGTAAGCAACCGAATTCCGGCGGCTGCATCTCGACCGGATGCGCCCATTGCAGAAAGGGCCTCGGAGTTTTTCCGTGCCGCCCCCTCTGCATTGTCAATCGCTTCGGCAGCAGAAATCAGAGACTCGCGAAGCTCAGCCCCACCGCCGGCCGCCTTCACAAATTCATCGATAAGCCCCAGTCGCGCTTTCGATTTTTCGACAACACTGTCCGCCGATGCCTCGACAGCGCGAAGAGACACGTTGAATCTGTCGACCGCTTCCTGCGCTTCCGGCGAGATGATTGCAATGCCGCCGTCCATCGACGCCGGCATGACCGCCTGCGTCGCTTTGAAAGCAAGGGTCTGGTAGGCCGCCGCCGCATCAGCATTTGCGCGCTGCTCCACCTTTTCAACACGAAGCCGCTCCGCCTCCTGTATGAGCGGCGTCAGTTGCCGATACTTGTCGATGATCTGATCGAGCGGCGCCTGCATGTCGATCAAGCTCGACGTCGCGCTGTTCGCGTTGTCGCGGAACAGCAACCAGTTCGCGGCGGCGCCGAGCGCCACCGTACCAACCGTCGCCAGTATGCCCGGCAAGCCTCCGACGGCCGCGAGCAAGCCCGCCCCCACCGAACGCATCATCGAGCCGGTGCGTGCGAGCGCCGTTTGCGCTACCACCGCCCGCTCGGACGCTGTTGTCAGACCCTTCGACGTCGCCGTCGCGGCAAGTTCAGCGCGCTCGCGCGCCTGCGTCGCGAGCGCGACGTCACGCTCGGCCTGCGCGAGCCCTCGGTCGGTTTCGGCGAGCGACGCGGTGTAGCGGACCTTGTCGATCGCCCCCTGCTTCGCCGCCGCCTCGAGCGCGGTGCGTCTCTGCTGCGCAAGTGCGAGCGACGCCTCGGCGCGCTCGAGCTCCTGCTGCGCGGCGGCCGTCTCGCGCGCGATGATCGCGGCGTACGGCAAACCGGCGATGCGCGTGCCGATTTCCTGGCTGTTCGCGAGATTCGAACGGGCGGTCGCGACGTGTGCCTGTGCCGCCGCCTCAACCGCGCGCGCCTCCGCGAGCTTCGCCTCGGTGTACTTGATCGAGCCTGCCGTCAACGCGGATTGCATCGCGAGGCTTTCCCGCATCGCGCGCATGCCCGCGAGCTCGGCCTGCGCCGCCGCTTCGGATGCTTGCGCGTTCTGCAGCTTCGCGGCCGCGGCGTCGCGATCGCCCTGCGCCTTCGCGAGTGCCGCCTGTGCCGCCTCGTGTTGCTTGACTGTTTCCTCGACGAGCGCTCGCCGGGCACCGATCCACGCTGTCGCCGCCTGTGTCGCCGCGACCGCCGTTTGCCCGAAGTAAACAGCGATCCGCCCCGCCGCGAGCGATACACCGAGTTTCACGACGCCGTCGAGGTGCTCCGCGACGTACGTGATCCCCTGCGCGAGCTTTTGGCTTGCGCCGGTCGCGTCGTTCGCGTTCCCGACGTACGCAACGATCTCCGTTTGCAGACGCGTCATCGCCTGCCCGACGGTCACGTTGACCTTGCCGAACAGATCGTTCGTACTCGCCCCTGCGCGCATCAGCGCATCGATCAGGTTCTCGACGGTGAGCTTGCCGTCTTCCGCGAGCGACTTGAGCTGCGCCGTGCTCTTGCCCATGCCGCGCGCAATCGCGTTAGCAACGCCCGGCAACTCCTCGAGGACGCTTTTCAGCTCCTGCCCGCGCAGCTGGCCAGCGGCGAACGCCTGCCCGAGCTGCACGATACCGAGCCGCGCCGTGTCCGCCGACACGCCCGACAGCGCGACCGCCTTGCCGATCGTCTCGACAAGCGGCCCGACCTGCTTGATCGTCACACCGAGGTGCGACGTGTTGTTCGCAATCCGCTGATACAGCTCGGCGGTCGCGTCGAGTGGTTGCCGCGTGTCGCGCGCGATCCGCAGCACGTCGTTCTGCGCGACCGCAAAATCGACCTGATCGCGCGTGACGATCCGCAGCCGGTTGCTCAGGTTCGTCCATTCGTCGGCGTACTCGATCAGTTGATGCACGCCGAACGCCGCCGCAGCGGCCTGCGCGTATTCGCGGATCGAGCTACGCGCAGCGTCGAGCGCGCGCACCGTGACCTGCACGCTCGCGGCGTTCGATGCAAACGCCGCGTCCGCCGTGCGCCCGCCGTCGCGGACTGCATTGAAATACGAGCCGGCCGTCGACGCGAGACCGCGCATGCGGCGGTCGTATTCGGTCGTATTCGCCGTGACGCTGACGATCAGCTCGCGAAGGCTCGTTGCCATAGTGTTTTCTCGCCTACTTCGCCATGCGCATCAGGGCGGCTTGAAACGGATCGCCGCCCCCTTCCTCTTCCTTTTCCGTCGCGGGCTCTCCGGACCAGTTCGGCATCATGTCCGACACCTTCACCTTCGCGCCCTGCGATTGGAACGCTGCTGCCGCCACCATCGCTGCATGCAAATCCGCGCGATCGTCCGCAATGGGCGATTCCGCGTCGTGTGCGATCCAGAGATTCAGCTCAGCGGACGACATCTGCTCGCACAGCTCGGCAACCGTTTTGCCGAGCCGCAGCGCGAGCGACATCAGGAAGCGGAGACCTGGGGTTCGGCGGAAGGCTTTTTTCCGTCTTCGACCGGATCGACGTTCAGCTTGCCGAGCTGGAGTGCCTTGACGACGATGCGGTCATGTACGACGCCGTAAGCCGTCGCGATCGAGCCGACGTCTTCGTCCGAAAACAGGCGCTGCCAACCGGACAGCGTCTGTACGAACACGACGCGAACAAACATCCGTGCACTGGCTTGCGAGTGCGCCGCTGCACTGACGCGCTCGTATTTCTCCCGGGCGGCCGGCTCGTCGTCTTCGTCCGTTACGCGCGCAGCGTCTTGGAGCGGCTCGATCCAGAACATGCGATCGCCAACCGTCGGCTCGCGCACGGCGATCTTCTCGTCGTTCCACTCCGGCACGGTCATCAGCTCGTGCCGCCAGCCGGTCAGCGGATTGAGCGCAGCTGCGCGCAGATCCGACAGCCCTTGAATTTCGTTTTCCACGTACATCTCCTATCTGCATTCTGGAATTACGCCGCCGGCGGCGGTACGATCTTCGGCGCGCCGCTCAGCCGAATGCTGTAGCTGGACGAGATGATCGCGTTCACCCCGCCGGACCACGAGTACTGGCGCACCATGCCGATCATCAGGAATTGCGATTTGTCGGAGAACGTGACGCGCAAGACGTGCTTCGCTTTCGTGGAGTGCGCAGCACGCAAGACCAACTGCCCCTCGTCGTCCGACGAGTAATTGCCCTCGACTGAGAATTCGCCCGGATCACCGAGGCCGAGCTCGGATTCCTTTTGCTCGCTAGCGAACGTCGTCGCGTCGATCTCTTCGGACTGGCCACCCTGCCACTGGATTTGCTTGGTGGTCGTGTTGAGATCAACGAAGGTGATGTCGTTCGCATCGAGGTCGTACGACGGCACCTTCGAAACTTCAACCTTGGTTCCCTGCGATCGGATGCGCTTGCTTCTTTCGGCCATAAGCCCCTCACAAATGAAAAGGCCCGCACGCGGCGGGCCAAATGAATCGTCGTGTTGTCGGTCAGAACGCGACCGAGAATTCCAAGCTGATACGGAACAGTCCCGTGTCCGCCGAGTAGTCGTCAGGCAGCTCGTCGACGCCACCGACCGAGAACCGATCCTGAACTGACATCGCACGATCGACTGCCAAGTCGGCAAGCCGATCCGCGTCGGTAAACGTCGGCGCATAGCAGTCGATCTGATAGGAACCTGAGCGACCACCAGTCGATCCAGCGAGTGCCATGTCGAGCTCGCCGTGAACGCGCGTGACGACGAAATATGGCGCCTGTGCCGACGGCGGCGCAACGCTGAGGTATCCCTTTGCGCCACCGATGCCCTGTAGCGCATCGCGAATGACGATAGTGCTCACCGTCTCCCTCCGAGCACGCGATCGATCGCGCGCGCCAGCTCGGTGCGAATCGCCCCTTCCGCCTCGCCGATCGACGCATCGAACGCCGGCCGCATAAACGGCTGTGCCTGCATGTGCTGCGTGCCGAACTCATCGAAGCGCCAGTAAAACGCATTGTTCGGCGAATCGGCCTTGCCCTTCGTCCGGACACGTACGCCTGCTGTCGCCAAGCCCGGAGCGTCTTTCTGCCGAAGTGCGGCCGAGACGATGTTTCGGCGCAGCTTCCCGGTTTTCTTCGGTGCGCGCTTACGCGCCTCGTCGCGGATCACCTTCGCGCCGGCCACCGTCGCGCGCCGGAGCGCCTTCGTCGACTGCGACTTCGCGAGCTTTGCGAAATCGGCTTGCAGGTCGGCCAGCCCGAGGATCTGGATGCTAGACATACTTCTCTCCCACCTTTACCGACAGATCGACATATCCCTGCCAACGATTCGGTAATACAGCGACGACGTCGTATAGCCGACCGGTGTGCCAAACCCTCATTTCGGCGTCGACATCCTCGCGAAATCGAATACGCATGCTCGCAACCGCTGAGCTACGAACAGCACCCGAGACGACGTACTCCTTGCCGCTCAGAAAGCGAACGTTCGCCCACACACTGGCGTGCTCCACCCAATCTCCGGGCAACGGTTCGCCGTTTTCATTTTCTCCGCCACCGCGCTTCTCGATAGTGATTCGCTCTGTCAGCTCACCAGCCTTCAGCATGGTCACACCCCTAAGCCGGCTCGATACGGGAAGAGCAAACTCTTTGCGCCGCTCGGAAGTTCTGTGACGCTCGCAGACGCCCCCGCAACGACATCCTCGCGAAAGGCATATAGCTTCCCGATCGTGAGCAGGATCGCCGCCCGAATCACATCGTTCGCGACGATCGGATCGGCGCCGGCCGTATCGTCCGTGATTGCGGCCTGCATCTCGGCGTCGTTTGCGTATAGCTTGCGGTCGAGATAATCGGATGCCGATTGCGTTGCGGCTCCGATGTAGACCTTGATCAGATCGTCGGCAACCCCTGCGTCCTCGCGCAGGTGCGCAAGCGCGACCTCAAGCGTAACGATGGGCATCTGGTCGGCCATTTACTGATTCCGCCCTTTGTTTTGCGTGACGGGGGCTTTCTTATTTGCCGGAGTCGAGGCCACTACCTTCGCTCCCGGCGGGCCGACCTCGCGAACAAGGCCGTTCGCCCGCAGTTCAGCCGCACGCTGACGAGAAACCGGGTACGACGCACTCGACGGGCCTTTATCCCCGTCCTCGCCGCCGTAAGAGCGCACCGGCTTCACCCATACTTGATTCGGATTGTCCATCGCCAACACCGTGATTAAAAAAAATGGCCGCCAAAGGGCGGCCAACTTCAGTTGCAAAAAAACGATCAGCCGCCGGGTTGCTCCACCAACGAGCCGGTCACGAACGATTCCGGGCGATAGACCGCGAGAGCCAGACGTTCCTCGGCGCGGATCGACACCATATTCTTTTCGAAGTCGTCGACGTTCTCGGTCGACAGCAGAACCTCGATCTCCATGCGATCGAAAATCTGCGCCGCCATCGAGAAGGCGCCGACGAGGAAGTCGTTCGCCGTCATGGCCTGGGTCTCGACGACCGGCAGGTTCCATAGTCGCGGCGTCGTGCCGTTGACCGGATTGCCGACGATGTATCGCCCCTGGCCATCCTTCGTCAGTTCAATTGACGCCCAGTCGATCGGATTCAGGACGATCCCGGTAGCCGGGAATTCCGCGAGAACCGCCTGCAACAGCGCCAGACGAATCTTGTCGATCGGCGTCGCATTCGCAAGCGCGATGGACGGCGCGAACGCCGATGCTTGCGGCAAGATGCCGAGAATGTTCGCGCCGGTGCCATCACCCTTCAGGATTTGGCCTTCCTCGGTGAGTTGCAGTCCGTATCGGGCGCGGCCGTCGATGTACGATTGCAGTGCCGGCGCATCGTCGAGAATCTGACGCGACGCCTTGAACAGATGCGCGATCGTGCGAACCGGTTGGTTCTTCAGGTTGAACTTCAGATCGGACGTCGGCTTCTGCGCGCCCTCGGGCACCGCGGCTGCGTTGTTCGTGAAGCCGGTTTCGACGGTGTACTCGATGCTGCTCGACGACGTCTGGCCCGGCATGATCAGATCGCGAATCGTCATCTTCCGTTGCGGCGGTGCAATGATCCCTGCCTGACGATCCGCGACGACCAGCGAGTTGCTGCCGCTCACGCCGGCGCCGACCGTCGCAGGCACGTTCATGATGCTCTTGCGATCGACGCGAACGCGCACCGATTTGCGCGCGCTTCCGTCCATCCCCTTCATCTCCTCCGATTCGGTCACGAGTTGACCAAGGGTCTTCGGCATTTCGGGTTCGGCGCTACCGCCGCCGCGGGCCAGTTTCTGTTCGGCCTCCAGCAGGCGCGCTTGGAGTTCGCCCTGTTTGATCAGCAGTTCGTCGACCGTGGCTTTCGTTTCTGCGCCCAGGTCGCCGGCCTTCTTCGCTTCCGCGAGTGCCTTTTCACCGGCGGACTTCACCTCGTCGCCGATACGCTTGAGTTCCTTCGTGACGGTTTCGAGCACTTGCTCCGGGTGCGAGTCGCCGCCGCTCTTCCGGCCGAACTGCCGCGGTTCGTTCATGTGACCCATGTTCATTCCTTGAAAGTAAGAGATTTGAGGCCGTCCAGCAGCCGATTCACGTCGTTCGCCTCGCTGCCAGACTCACTCTGGAGCAGATGTTTCAGGCCGCGATTGGCGATAACCGCGGCCATGGACTTCGAGAAGCCTGCCTCACGCAGGAACCGCTCAAACTCCGGAAGAGAAGGCAATCCGCCGTGCGCGATGATTGATTTCACTGCGTCGATTCGCGCATCAGTGTTTGCTGGATTCGTAACGATGCTGATCTCGACCAGATCGACTTCGTTCAGCGTGCGGATGCCCGTTTTTTCGTTGTAATCCGACGAAAGCACGTAGTAGCCGATCGACAGTCCAGTGATGGCCTTTGCTTTCATACCTCGATACGCGATCTTTGCGTTCGGCGCTTCGTCGATCCACAGATCGCCGTCACCGTAGAGACCCTTGTCGTCCTCCTTGAGGCCGGTCCACGATCCGATCGGCGTATAGGAGTCGTGCTGCCAGAGGATCGGCAACGCGCGGCCGCCCTTCTTGAGCGCATCGAGACTGTTGGAGAAAGCCCCCGGAGCAACAATCTCCTGATAGCTGTCGACGACCCCGAAGACAGACCCATATCCCGAAAACTGACCGACGTCGTCGACCGACTTGACATCAAGATCGAAGGCGCGGACCTTGTAGCCGCCTTTACCGCTCTTGCGTTGCATTTGTTTTTTCCTCCTGGTAGAGCCACGCTTTCAAGGCATCCTGCGCAGCCGTAGCCGTCGTGTGCTCACCTAGCTTGTCGATTGGCAGCAATGCCGACTGAACCGTCAACACTGCTGCATTGCCCCCCATCGGCGGCAGGTTTTCCTTCATCCGACATTCGTCGCGCGTCATCAGGCCGTTTTGGGTCATCGTTGAGTAGAACGCAGCTCGACCAGCGCTATCGGCCCGCAATAGCCCTTCGACGGAGAACTCCGCATAAAACTGGTCACGCTCTCCCGGACTCAGCAGGGACCGCCGCGCAGCCTGTTCAATTCGCGTCAGCCACGGCCGCAGGGTGTACGTCAAAAAACCAAGCGTCTGCTGTTCGATCCCAGTTCCCCAGCTTGTCGATTTCTCGCTGTGACCAACCATGAACGGCGGAACGCGATACCAGCGGCAGATCTCTTCAATGTTGAATGCCCGCGTCTCTAGCAACTGGACATCACCGGGATTCATCGTGATGGCCTGATACTTCATCCCGGCCTCCAGCACCATCGTTTTCCCGGCCTGCATGGCACCGCCAAACTGCTCGGCTAGATCCGTTCGAATTTCCGCACGCTTTTCTTTCTGGAGGATCTGGTCGGTCGAGAGCACACCAGACGGCCGCAACCCATTCCGAAAGACGCTCGCGCTCGTCTTATTCGCGGCCGTCGAATTGCCAAGAACCTCGCGCGCGTATTGAATCGGCGTAAGACCCATCAAGCCATCGAGACTGAACCCTCGAACGTGAAACACGTCGTCCTCTGCTAGCGGGCTGACGGTTCCGTCGATGTTGCGATAGGTGTATTGCAACGCACCGTTTGCGAGGCGTTTTACGGTCGTACGCTGCGGCAGCATCAGCTCAAGGCCGATCAGCACACCCGCCGAATGGAGCTTTTTCGCGTACCCATTCCCCCATAGCAGCATGCTCGCGACGATCACTTCCCAGAACTCGGCCGCAGTGTTCTCTGCGTTTGGCTGAGAATGGATGACCGTGTACAGCCGATGTTGCTTCGCGAGAACACGCGTTCCGCCTGGTTTGGTCTGGTAGAGATTCAACGGAAGTGTCGCGATTGTTTCCGCGATCAGACGGACACACGACCACACCGCAGATAGCTGAAGTGCCGAATCGACCGTCACCGTCTCTCCGCTCGATGACCCCATACCGCCCCACGCGGACCAGAAGCTTCCGTCGGTCAGCGAAATGGGCACGCCAAGCCATTTCAAGATGCTTGACTTGATGCGCCCAGGCGCCATTTGTTTGCCTTGCTTCATACGATGATCGGACTCGAGAAGAACTCGTCGATTGAGCCAGCATGACTTTCAAGCATGGCGCGGCCTATCGCCATGATTAGTGCGACAGCACCGTCAATCTTGTTGTCGTTGCCCTGCTTGATCGGGCGCACCACGTCGTCATTGCCCGGCAGGTTCTTGCCGATGACGTTGCTGATACACCACGTCATGATCGGATTGCCGTCGTGATGGAATCGCCCCGACGCGATCGCAGCTTCAAGCTCTTTCATCGGGTCCGACATGTTCGTGTAGTTCTGCACGATGGTGACCGGCGTGAGACCTTCGTCCTCAAGCTGGTGCGACAGGTTCGTTGCGCCATGCGGGTCGAGCGGCGTGCATTGAACCGGACACTGCCGGTTCGCATCCTTCGCCTCTTCCAGAATGTCGCGATAGTCGATCTCCGCGCCATCCGTTTCGATCAGAACGCCTTGGTTGACCCATGCTTGATACCGCTCCGCCATACGACGATTTTCGGTATTGCGAACGGTGTCCTCTGGCACCCAGAACCGCGGCGCAACGCAGAAGTAATGCCTCCGCCCGTCGATGTCGCGCCAGAAAAGGCGGGCCATGCTGTTCAAGTCGAGCTTGCGCGCCATGTCGAGCGAGAGCACGCAATCTTGCCCCTCGAACTGCTCAAGGGTCAGCGAGCGGTCTTCACACGCTTTCCAGTCTTCAAGGTTGAAATAACCCGCCTTGGCCGACGTCCAGACGTTCAAGTGCTTCGTCTTAAACGTGTTCGTGAAGCGCGCAGACTTGATCGCGCGCTGCTGCTGGCTCTCCAGATACTCCTGATAGACCGAAATCCCGATGTTCGGATTGGCCTTCGCAAGCGCCTTTGGGTCGGTCCATTCGTCGCCCTCGTCGATCGTCCAGATCCAGCCGAAAAGCTCGTCGTCGGGCACCGCGCCCTCGAGCATTTCGATCACCTGCCGCCGCTTGTCGTAGCACGGACCTTCGATGTTCGCGCCCGCGGTCGTAATCATGAACATGAGCGGCTGCCTCCTCGCACCCATGCCGGTGAGCATCGTTTCGTACAGCGCGGCACTGTCGTGCTCGTGATACTCGTCCACGATCGCACACGATGGCGACGCACCATCGCCCGGGTTGCCGATGATCGGCTCGAATCGGCTGCCGTCGGCCGGCTTGTTCATATTCGAGGCATTCACCTCAATTCCAGCCGACTCGATCAGCATAGGCGAGCGCCTGACCATCAACTGCGCTGGGCGGAAAACCTCCCACGCCTGCTTTTCGGTCGTAGCGCCGGCATATACTTCCGCACCGAACTCGTCGTCGAGGACGAACATGCCAATGCCGACGCCCGCGGCAATCACCGATTTGCCGTTCTTTCTCGGAACCTCCCAGTAGCTTTCTCGAAACCGGCGCTTACCGGTGCGCTTGTTGAGCCAGCCGAAGGTCGCCATAAGGCCGAACTTCTGCCAAGGCTCCAGCGTTACGAGTTGCCCCTTGAACGCCCATTCGCCCTTCGTGTGCGGCAACAGTTCAATCAGTTCGAGTTTTCGCTCAGCAGCCGCTGGATCGAACTTCCAGAGGAAATCCTTCTTTCGACTCGCCGCAAGGTCGTCAAGGTGGCGTTGGCAAGCGAGTTGCACATACCGGCAAGCGACTCGCTTGCCTCGAACGACTTCCCGCGCGAACTTGAGCCCCTGCTCTACGCGCGGGAAATTCGTCGCCATGTCTTCCAATCATTTGCCGAGCAGCTTCGCGAAAGGATTGTTCGGAGTCTTTGGCTTTGCGCCGACCAGGCGCTGCCGGCTTGCCGGGTCGAGCCCCAGCATTGCGCCGAAGCTTGCCATTTGTGCCGCCGCCTCCTTCACAATGGTCGCGGCCGGATTCTTCATCGGACTGCCTTGCGAGCTGTCGACGACTGGGCCGTTACGGGTCAAATCGTCCTGGGCGGTACGCCAGTTGCCATAGGCCGCACAGAAGATTTCGACAATGTGCAGGTCAGTCACCTGCAAGATTTTTTGACCGCAGAGAAGCGGTACGACGCGTTCCCACATGTCCCGCGCCTCGCCGGAAATCCATTCCGGCGGCTCGATGTTCGTGACCAGGCCAAAATCCGGCTCGTCCTTATTCAGAGCGCGTTTGCCAGGATTTCCCGCAGCGATTTTCCGGGCCGTCGGCTTGGGTTTTCTGCCCCGGCCCGGCACTGTCGCGATACCTCCCACTGGCCAACTCCTGAATTTTTAATTTCGCGGGCGTAAAAATTCGACGAAGTGGGCGGTCCCGAACGCAACGCCTTCCAGACTTTTTCACCCCCCCTCCCCGCCCGGCGCATACGCCGGGCGGGCAACAGCCGGGCGGGAGCGCTCCCGCGTCACCGCAACCGCTCGCGCGCCGTCTTCGTTGCATGACAGTCACAACAGATCGCTTGCAGGTTCTCGTCGCGGTCTGTCCCACCGCGCGCCTTCGAGATAACGTGGTCGACAGCGGTTGCCGGCGTCACGCGCCCGGCTTGCAGGCAGGGCTGACACAGGCCGCTGTCGCGACGCAGGATGCGCTGCCTGATCTTGTCCCACGCGGTTCCGTATCCCCGCGCATGGCGATTGCCGCGCACCGCGTCGGGCTTCCATTTCACCGCCTCATGAGTGTGCTGCTCGCAGTACGACTTGCCGTCCGCAACGAGCGCGCCGCATCCTCGGTGCTTGCAGGGCTTCATCGGTCGTCGCGCCATCTCGCCAAACCCCCGCTAACTTTGTTTGCATATTTGTTAGCGCTTTGCTAACATGCGTTTATGCACTCAATCGAATTCACCAAACAAGCCGCCCAAGCCCTCAAGGCAATGCCGCGCAACATTTCGGCGACGATTCGGGCAAAGATCGATGCACTGGCAGTTGATCCCTACGCACCGAATCCGAACGCGAAGAAGTTGGCGGGCCAGCCCGGCTACCGGCTCCGAGTTGGCGATTGGCGTGTGTTGTATGAAATCGAAGATGGCCGCGTTGTGATCGTTGTGCTGGCCGTCAAACCCCGTGGAGGTGCCTACAAATGACCGAAGTTCAATTCATCGAGCAGGACGGCCATCGTGCCTTTGCCGTGGTCCCAATCGAACTTTGGGACCGCGTGAAGGACCTGATTGAAGACCTTGAAGATGACGCGCTGTTCGCCCAAGCCAAAGCGAGCGATGACGGCCACCGGATTCCAGCCGCTGTCCTTGATGCCGAACTGGCCGGCGATCATCCCGTTCGTGCGTGGCGCAATCATCGGCGCATGACCCAAGATGCGCTTGCCGCAGCAGCAGGAATTAGTAAGCCGTATCTCAGCCAAATTGAGACGCGGCAGCGCGTTGGCACGAGAGATGTCCTAGCAAAAATTGCCAGCGTCCTTACTGTGCCTCTCGACGCCCTTATCGAGCTGCCGCCGACATACTAGGCCCCGTGAACACTGCGTCAAATGAAAAAGCCCCGCTCGGCAAACCTGCGGGGCTTCTCACATGCAACTTGTGCAGCATGGCAAAAATCATATGCCACTGTAACAGCTGTGTCAAGTGGGTATTTCGAACGCTGTTGCAAACCACGCTCGGTATTTCGTGTACGTCTCCTTTGTGCATGACGAACAGCGGAAGCGGCACCACGGACGCCGCCCCATCGGGCAGATGTCGGCCATGAGCGGCCGGTCCAGCCTTCGAATTCGATGCCTCAAAGCGGCCACACCGGCGGTCAACGCTAGGTAACCTGACTCCAGCATGGTCCGCTCGCTAGGACATTTGGTCCTTTTGGCGCAACTTGGTGGTGTTTATGATCGCCTTGAGGGCCTTGAGGTCCACGCCCAATTCCGCCGCCGTCGGCGGTGGCAGGTTCTCTGCAGACGATGGATCGTGTGCTTCGGTAATTTGGTTGCAGCGGCGAACCAGTCGATCGTATTCCTGTTGCTCGCACAATGGGAATCCGACCACCTTGCGCAGATCGCCAGCCTTCACGTACTCGTGATGCCTTCGGATGATGCCACCCAGTATCACGTCCTGGATCACACGCTCGATTGTTGACCGCAGCAGGCTGTACTGTCGGCGTATCCGCTCCGTCTCCTCGGCATTCGGGTATGTGGGCCAAGTCTTCTCAAGCTGGCGCTGAGTGCGTTCCAGTGCATTGATTCGCTGCGTGTATGGCTGGTGATCCCAAGGCAATCCGGGAACAACGACCCCGGGATTGTTGTCCTGCCACTCGAGGTTTTGAGTGTGAAAGCCGACCTGGGCCTTCTCGGCGGCATCCTCCAGCAGAGCCAAAAATACGGTGTCATGGGTGAAAACGATCACCTGACGGTCCCGAGCTTCCTCCGCCAGCCGTTGCGCGACGTACTGACGGCGCCAGTGGTCGAGCGAGCTCACCGGGTCGTCGAAGACGATCGCGCCCTTGTGGCTGAACTGTCGTAGCTCAGCCAGGAAGCAACCGATGGAAATCGACCGCTGCTCCCCCTCGGACAGAATCTCTTCTAGATTAAATGTTGCCGGCAGGTTGAGCCCGAGACGGTATTTGTTCTTGCTCCTGTCACCCCGAGGGATCAGCTTCGTCTTGATGTGGCCGATACCGAGGAGCTTAAACTCCTCGTCCAGCGCGACCGCAAGGGCTTGGTTCACGCCGATCGTGGCGAACTCCTTGGACTTGGACGTGATTTTGTTCGTTTTTAGATCAGCCTCGCAACTTTCGAGTTGCTTGTGCAGTTTCATGCGATTAACCAGCGCAACTACTGCGGCCAACACCAGAGATAGCTGCTGGCGGGCGAGCAGTTCGTTGCGTTGCTTCTCGAGCTTCTGTCGCGCCGTAGCGTCGGCAGCGTTGTTCAGGATGGTGACCTGCTGAGTCAGCCGGTCGGCCAACGCCTTCAGCTTGGGACGGGGGTCTTCCCGAAGAGGAGGTAGCGAGTCCCATTGTCCGCTGCTGACTGCGGCAAGCATGGCTGTGCGTTGAGTCTCGATGCCGGCTTCGAAGGCCGTCACCAGTGCTGGTAGCCCACTTTCCAGTGTTTCTAGCTCCTGGCTCATAGACGCTAGCATTTCTTGCGACAACACGGCGCTGGTGATCTTGTCGATCCCTGCTGCTAAGTCGTTACGCGCTTTCTGGGCCGCCTTGGCGACATCGGCCTCGATGAACTGATCGAAGCGCGCCAACCGTAGTGCTCCGTCGGCGAGCGGCTGCTGGCAAAGGACGCATACTGCACCATCGGTATGCGGGAACGCATGTCCCTTATAGGCGACTTCCTCTGAATATCGGCGTGCGGCGTCAAATAGCGCCTTCCAGACTGGTTCACCAGTACCCGGCAATAGAGTCTCGCCGGCGCGAAGCGCTTCGGCCGCAAGGAGTTCGGTCTGCGATGCAGTCGCCGCGCCTTTGACCAGTTCGCGAAGGCGCTGGATCGATTCTTCCTTGACCCAGGCGTAAGCTTTATCCAGCCGCTGGGATACCTCAGTAACGCGCTTAGCTTTGCCGCCTAGGTCATTCGCCGTAGCTTTGGGATCGGCTTCTTTCAACAGCCTGTCCAGTTCGGCAAGTTGGTCGAGCTCCACCTGATTTAGCGTGCCCAACCGCGCAACCGTAGCGACGTCGGTCTTGTGGCTCAGGCTGGCGATTAAGTGGCCAACAGTGGTGTCGCCGTGTAAGTTTTTATATGGGGCTTGATCAATATCGATCGCAGCACGTTCTTGATCTAACTGGCGCTTAAGGCGGGGTAGCACCTTACTACCCAGATCCTCCACGACGCTCAATCCGTAGGGGGCGATCGCAGCTTCCTGCTCGGCCGTCAGATAGACGCGCGCGCAGTGAGAGTCAAAAACTGCAATGTTCGACAGTCGCTCCGGCGGTTCCACGCCGCGCTTCCAAGTCAGCGCCAAGTCGACGCCCTGATCTAGCACGTCAAAGGTTGCCTCGGGGATCTTCGTCTGAGCCAGTGGGTCCGAGGCGTTTGGGTGTACGGGTTCGATCTGATCGCGGGCGCGGCATGCGCGCTTTAGTGCGCGGGCATAGCCGGATTTACCGCTGCCATTGCCACCGAATATCACAGTCAAGCCGGTGGCGGCAAAGGTGAGCACCTGTCCTTTTGCCAGGCGATTGAGGTGCTTGGTATCCCGCATGGCTTTTAGTACCACGGGGGGATCGGTTGCTTGGTTGACCGGTAGGTTGGCGGCAGATAACGGCACCGATATTAGGTTGCTCGGGTTGGGCAACTGATGTTCTGCGAGCAATAAGCCATAGAGATCGGTCCAGTCCTGCTCGGTGAGACCGGTCTTCGGAGCCAAGAATAGACGGCGTACCGCATCCTGCTGCCAGAGCTTCAACTCGCTTTGCGACCATTTCAGAATTTCATCTAATAATGCCATCGCGTCGCCCCCGTACCAATGTGCCTGCGAAGATGAATCACGAGCTAAAGGCCGTCTTCAATGCTCTTATCATAGTCGGACAGCCGAGCGTTGGTGCAGGCCACACTGGTGCATTCACTAATTTGTCAAAATTAGCGGCGCGCAAGAAGAATGCCAGAAAGAGTCGATATATTATCGGGGAATATCATGACGGTATTGACGAAATACGTCGACTAGCCTAATCGCAGGTATGCGGTTGACCACATGAAAAACGCTTTTGAGCCGGCTATCGCATTTTGGAAACAAAGAACCACCACCCGAAATGCCTCACTAGCCCCGTAAGTAAGCACTGGCGCAAAACGGTGTTGGAAATTCAGCAGCCGTTGCTCCCGCTGGGGAGAAACTATGGCTTGGAAAGTCGTAGTACTGGCTATGACCGCCTTAGCTCCGGTTCTCTGTGCTGGCCAATTCCATCATAGAGACACCTACGTCGTCCCAGGCACGCCCGCGGCGAAGGACCCGGCGGTCAAAGGTGATTGGTCGGTGCCACTCCACTTGCCGCCTAACTCCCGACCGCCATCGGACGACGGCGCCCCAGAAGTGAATTCACTTATCAAATGGACGCGGGGGGACTTTGAGCTGTTCTCTGGTCGGAGACACGAAATCCTCGTGACAATATCTGAACCGTCCTTTCTCGTTGCCAGCGCTCTCTTGGTCGGCGGGAGTAAGACCCTGAACGGGGGGAATGAGACCCTGGAGATGTCTATCACAAAGGATGGCGTTCCATTGGCAAAGGGATCGCCTCTGAGTCGGCCTCCCAGTCGTGTCGCGTCGACCGCATCGGCACTGGTTCAGTCTGTCGGCACTGTGAAAGTTACTCTCGTTAACCGTTCCCACACCCCCGTGAAGGTCAGCCTCGTTGTTGGACACCTTCCAGCCAACAAAATGCCGAGGCGTCCATGAAAGTTCCTTTCATCACGTGGATCCCCTTGGGCCTGCTCTTGTGCTCGCAGCTTGTCCTGGCTACTACTATCGACTTCGAGGATTTGCCAGTAGGCACGGCCATCGGCTTCCGATACGCCGCGCAAGGCATCACCTTCTCCCAAAACGTTGGTATTGGAACGAACATGAATGGCCACACTGCGCCGGTTCCCCACTCGGGTACTCAGTTAGCGCAGCAATTCGAAGGCGAATTTAACTCGGCCCCGTTGTCTTTCGACTTCACGAATGGGCAGACGCATGTCGCACTGTACGGCTGCACTTTCTCTCCAAGGGCAACTGGCGTCCTCAAGATCTTCGACGCAACCGGGGCGCTGATCGCCCAAGACGGCCCCAAGGCGCTGACAGATAGCTCTTGCAACACCCTGTTCGATTTGCAGTCACCGAGCCCCAATATCAAGCGCGTCGAGTTCAGCGCATTCGACAGCAGCACCAACGTCTCCGAATCAGACCTTGCTATTGATGATCTCCTCTTCGAGGGAGGGGCACCTCCACCGCCCGTGCCGACGAGCACACCGTTCATCAGCATCACAAGTCCGGGGGATGGGTCGAGTGTCGATGCGACCAATGGGACGCTGCTAGGAACTGTCAAAGGCGACGGATTAATCCCACAACTTCTGGCCATCGTGGATCATCAACGGATGCCTTGGGACCAGGCTCCGCCCGATGCATACTCGATTCCGCTCGTGGGTGCCGGCACAACTCTAAATTTCTCCCAAGCGATTCGCTTGCCGTTTGGAGCCTTGACGATCACTGCGAAGGCAGACAACACGGGCGGCAAAGAGGGAGCTGCGACAGTCACGGTGACCAATCTGCCTGAAAAGCTTAGGAACACTGATGGGTCTTTGGGGTCGTTGAAAGGCTCACTCGACGCGTCGCCTTCCTGCCGCGTGGCGATCTATGCTAATGGGGCGCTGGCATGGGATGGAAATAACGTCTTCACCATCAACGCCGCGATGTTACCGAAGTGGACCGCGTGGGTTTCCGCGACGTGGCTAGCCAACCTACATAATCTGCGGGCGTTTTGCCCAACGGAGAATGCGCACGTCGTTCTCGGTGCCACAACGAGGCAAAATTTCGTTGGAGGCCGACTTTACGACGACTCTAGCAACGTCTACTTCGTATCGGCATCATTCGCTCAAGCCATTGACGCGCTCGGGGGTGAAAAGGGTACTGGGACGCCGGTGGGCGATCCGCAGACGGCCCCGGCAGCTCACACTTGGCAGTTCCAGAGGTTCAGCCGGCCACAAGGCGGCCTTCCGACAACGATCGAGATCAAGGGGGAACCCCCAGTGCTGTACGTGGAAAGACAAGGTGGAGATCTCATCGTGCTGACCAACGCGGGTTTGCCCCTCACGCCTGGCACAGCAACGCTCGTCGACCAATTCCCCTGCTCTGGCGTGCAGGGGCCCTGCGCCATCCACCCTCCAAGCTCCGGCCCACGCGTGGAAAATGCAGGCGATACCTTCTGCCATGGCACGACATTCCCCGGGGGGCCTGACGAATGGGTACCGATTATTTCGCAGGGACACACCATCCCTGTGAAGTTGCTCGGATGGGTGAGCGATTCTCGGCCTGCGGGTGCGGATTACCCGGCGACGCACGAATTTTGGCAAACTCATGCGGGCGGACTCATCTGGGCAGACTGGGACCTCTTTGTTCACCCTGTGGAACCGTTCCGCAACTTGCTCGCCGGGAATGACTTCATGGAGGTTGAATTCGAGTATTACCCGGCCCAATACTTTTTCATTGCATACAACGGCCAGCCTCTCATTGGGGATTTGTACTTCGCTGCTGGGCGGTGGATCATCGACTGCGGCCACGACGACTACGCATCAGAGATTCATCCGCCTTTCGTGTCATCACGTATTCGCATTGAGGGCGCTGGGGACGCCGCTAAAACGGTGGCGACATTTTGGGTCAACGGCTACTACTACAGCGGCCAACAAGTGGACTTTCAGGTGTTTCCTCCCCCCCGGCCGACGCCTACATCCTTTCTATCCGTTTCGGTCCCTCGGGCATCGGATGCTGCGGTAGACGTCACGGTAATCGCCCCCACGGAAAGCGCATTTAGCGACTCTGACTTTGCGGCCTTTGTGCTAGCGCGCTTCTCAGCTACACCAAGGCAAGTGAACATCGGTTACGGGGGTCTTTTGCCTTTTGCGTCAGGACGCGTGTACGAGGGAACTTGGAACGTCGGTTGGGAGACCGAGACGCAGTACCCTTTTGCGGGACTCAGCGCTTCGTGGTGGCCATGACGAGCAACCAACTATTGCGCGCCCCACCAGCCCCAACAGGATGCCTATACGCCCTTGCCCCAACTGCTGCGGGCGGGCGCCGCAAATAGTTGGCATCGTTGGCGAACGTCATACAGCGCCAGTGAGCTGGGCTCCTCTGCCTCGACTGAACGTCCATTTTGGTATGGACGGCCGACGACCGAACGGCCCGGCAAGGCGGCAAGCGATTGACTTCAATTGACTGCGGATTCACCCCGTCGATGCAACACACTTGAGGCTGCATAGCGGCGCGGAGCCTCAGCCATCGCCTATTGCAATCTGCGGTACGGCATCGGCGCGACGACCCCGTGCCGACCCTGCAGAAAGCCTCCATCATGCGCACTCGACTGTACGGGTTATCACGCCGGTCTCCTCGAAGTATAGCGTGAGGCGATTTATCGCCAGAGCCTCCACTTCTCGCATGCGCTGCTCAATCTTTTGATATGCGCGCTTATACATCATATGGCTCGCGCCGAAGCTGCGTTCGAGATCGCGAAAGCTGATCGTCGCGCGCGCGTGGTTCGCATACAGCCGGGCGAGCAGACAGTCGAGCGCAAGGATCGAAATGCCCGGAAGCGACGGCTCCAGCCAACGCGACAGGCTCTGGATCGCTTCAGCGCGCTCGGCGAGGAAGTAGTAGCGTTTCACGCCGTCGGCGTCCCGCGTGTCGCCCATCTGCCCGAAACGCGCGATCACCGCCCATCTCTCGACGTCCATCAGCTTCGTGCGGACCGCGCTCACCACAGCAGCGCACTGCGCCCGCACTTCCGCCATATCGAGCCCGCTGAAGTTCACCGTCGATTCGGCGGCCGAGCCGGTCAATTGCCCAAGCCACTTGCGCTGATCCTCCGACAGTTCAGGCTCGAGCTCCATCGCCCGAATGAGTGCCGCCCGGAGCACGTTCTTCGCGCGTGGCTCGCTCGCCAGAATCAGAAACGACACGTGCAGCGCTTGGCGAGTGCTGTCGAAAATGAAATCCATCTGTTGTCTCATGGAAGAACGCGAAACGGTGTGCCCCAGTACATCAGCCAGTTGATCAGGACGGTGCGTATCTCCTCACCTCGAGGAAACCGCATTTCGATTTGGCCGTCTTCGAGCTCGATGCCCTCGAGCGGGCAGCCGGGGAAGGCGATGAACCGATTCCCCTCAAGCGCTTCATTTCTCCGCACCGCCATCTTTGCCACTGGATCCGCAACGTCTTTCAGGTCGAAGTAGAGATAGGCGCTCACGACATACCTCGAACGTCCCATTCGCGGTCGCCGCTCTCGATGAATGCCCCGAGCACGCGCGACGTCTTGTTCCGGTACATGTACGCCTTCGTCCGGAACACGCCCGGCTCCACCCACCGACCATCGACCTGCGGGATGCGCGATCGGTGCATTTCGGGAATAAACGCATCCACCTCGACGGCCGTGATCAATTGGCGCTTCACGGTTACGATCCGCGCGATTCGGAATACTGTCGCGTCGATCTCACGCGTCCGCTCGCAGACGACGATTCCGCCACGTCCGCGATGCCTCGGCGCGCTATATGAACCGTCCGGAATCTCGACCCACATCCTTACTGGCAATTTGCCTCTCCCATCTTTCGGGCGCGCTCCGGCACCCATTCCTCATATGCCCGATCCCACGTTGCGACCTTCACCGCGCGTGGCGCTCGGCCAAAGTCGAGCCAGTAGTGGCAAGGCCCACATCCGGGCACGGTGTACTCGTGCTTCGCCTTGATCCCGCCACCCTTCCCATGCTTCGACTGGTTCGAGTGACAGTCGACAACCGACTCATGCGCCCATCCGATCGAGCAACACACGCCCGGCACGCGGAGATAGCATTCCTCGCCACGGCAGGCCGCCAAATACTTCGAGCCCTCGGCGACCGTCGCCCGCTTGATTCGGCTCACGATCGCCTTCTGTCGCTTCAGTGTCGACGTTCGTGTAAGGCTGCTGAATGGCGAGTGCGGCTTCTGATTGAATCCCGTCCGCCTCATTGGCGCTGATCGCTTCATCCAGCCGCCATGCAGGAACGGATCATTCGGTCCATCGTGAGCGCTGCATGCGCGATTGCCGCGTGGCGCTCTCTGTGCAGCTCGGCCGCTCGCTTCAAGAGCCGCTCCTGCGGCGTCTCGGTCGGCGGCGGAAGCTCCTTGAGCACGCAGCGGTATGTGACCGGTCGCGAGCCTTCAACCCGTTTCACGTACCCGTTTCCGATCAAGTTCCGCACGCGACCCTTCACCATGTCCGTCGTCATCGACGCTTCATATCCGATCTGCTCGATCGTCAGCCCGCGGCGGCCGGCCTTCCGCTTCAAGCAATCGCAGATCAGCCAGTTACCCGAACTCAAGCTCACCGTCCTCTTCACTCGACCTCCTGAATCGTTATGCCGTGCTCTCGGAGCATCAGCTTTCGTTTGATGACGTAGTCCTTGTTCTTCCGTGTGATGGCCGATTTCACGTCCTCGACAACAAGCTCGCCCGCTGCATCGCGGTACGTGAAGTCGGCGACGTATTCGACTCGCCGCTCGAATGAGCCGTCCGCGCGTCGCTGTCGCTCGATCAGCTCAAACGGCACCTGAAGGCGCAGATCGCTGATGTGGCCCGCCGCCTCCTGTTGCCTCAGCTCGAACCAATGCGAGCGCTCGCGCTTGCTGTCGAACTGGATGCCGTTGTGCTCGCACTTCGTGTTGCGGTACTTCGAGCGCTTCGCCGTCGTTACTGGCGTGAACAGCGGCCTATCGAGGTCGCCAGACGCGATCTCGTCGAACTCCGAGTTCGGCTGCTTGCCCGTGCGGCGCGCCAGTTCGCGCTCGGCGAAGCTACGGCCGATGGTTCGGTCGTCGCGCACGCGAGCCGTGCCGACCATCGTTGTGCCGGCGTCGATTCGCATCGGCCATGTGGCGCGCTTCGTCATTCGTCGCCCTCGCCGTTGATCTCGTCGAACCACTTGTCCATGCATGGAATGCACACGTAGCTACGCCCCCAAAACGAGCGATCGATCAGCGCGGTCTCGACACGCGCGGTATCGCCGACCTGGATTACGTGGCCATCGCCGCCTACCGGATTCGCGCCGATGAAGCATGGATGCGGCTTGCGGACCTTGATCAGCTTCACCGTCCGGCAATGAATCTCGGCTTCATCCCCCTCGAACGGATCCCACCGCACGTATTCGGCTTCGTCGTACTTCATGCCTTCTTCTCGCTATCCACGTAATTCCGCAGCTCGCGGCGCGCCACCTCCGCCGCCGCATCCCCAAAGCGTTCGCGCACCGATGCAATCAGTGCGTGCGCCTTTCCATTCCGGCCCGTCCGCGCGTCGCGCACTGCGGCCATGAAACGCTCGCGGCACTCAGCGACGGTCACGTCGCCTCCTGATCACGCGGGATGTCGTTGAAGTACCGGTAGAGCTGCTCGTAGGTCTCGTTCCCGAAGCGATTGGCCTCGCGGAGCATTTCCTCCATCGCTTCGCCGGGACCGGCCGCCTTGACGACACGCGCCTTGAAGCGCATGAACACCTCGCCGTCGCGCTGCTCGATGCCGAGTTGCTTGCCGCGCTCGGTGACGCCTTGCGCGCTCTTGTGCCAGTCGGCAGGAACGTCCTGCCCGCTCGTCGCCGTGCCGTCCGACTTCAGCGGGAACAGCCCCGTCCAGCCGCGCAACACCGCTTCGTCGATGCAGTCCACCGGGGCGTGCCCAAGCTCTCTCAGCTTCTCGAGGCGGCGCAGCGAAACCTTCGCTGCCGGGCGCGTCCACGGCGCAGACTTCTCCGACGCTTTCGCCTCGCGGTGCTCGCACCAGTCGAGCCATGCGTCGACGGGCAACCAGTCGGGCAGTTCGATCGATCGCAGTTCGCCATGCAACGCAACTCGCGGCGCACGCCGCGCGGGTTGATGGTTCTCTGATGGTTCTATGACGGTTCCTGATGATTCGGGTGCAAAAGCTTTGCACCCTTTAGTGCTGTGATTTGCACCCTTTACGTCGCCAGTTGCACCCTTTACGTCGTCGTTTGCACCCTTTCCATTGGGTGCATTTTTTGCACCCTTTGAACCCGACGAAATGGGCGCAAGTTCTGCACCGTTTATCCAGTCCGAGTTGATTCGGTATTCGCGCGTGTTCCCACGCCCACCCTTCGACTCGCTCACGAGAATCAGCCAACCCGACTGCTGCATCCGGCGAAGCTGATACTGCACAGCACGCGGCGATTGGCGAGTCTTCGCAGCCAACTTGTCGACGCTCGGATAGATGTGCGTACCGTCGTCGTGCGAATGGTCCGCAAGTGCCAGCGCGAGAATCATCTCGCCGCCGCCTTCCGGATAGCGCTCGAACACCGCGTTCATAACCTTGACGCTCATAGGTTCCTCAGTGCCCGCACGGCAACGCGCCGTCAGCGTCAGTCTTTGCGCCACATGACAGACACGTACGCGCGGCCGCTGCGCGAGCTGTCACCGCAACGGGCGTCACTTCGCCAGCGCGCGCCGGAACGTGCTCTTTGATGTCGGTCGGATTCAAGACGCTCTCCCGAGAGTCAAGCGATAGGCGCTCGGGTGACCGGGCCGGCGCGTAATGCGCAGCGCGCCGGCCTCCTCCAACATGCGAAGGGTCGACGACACGGTGACGCGCGTCACGCCCGCGAATTCGGCAATGGCGTCGATCGACGGATCGCAATTCCCCTGCTCATCGGCCAACCGCGCCAGAAAGATCAGGATCACCTTGGCCGTCGGCGGGAACTGCTCGCGCATAGCGCGGTTGAGGTGCTCGAAACTCATTCGATGGCCTCCTGTGCGCTTTCCGCGTTGTCAATGCCGAGCACCCATCGCAGCGCCGCCAAGCGCTCGCCCGTCGCCTCCGCGAGCGCCGCCTCAATCTGCTTCCGCGGGCGCACGCGCGCCGCAGCACCGCCGAGCACGGCCTTCTGTGCGCGTGAACGTGCATGCCCTTCCTTGCCGTTCGCAGCGTCGATCAACGCCTGAACCTTCGTGCGTTGCTCGTCCGGCGACAGCTTCGCGAGCTTCAGCGCGTGCGACACCGTGATCTGTTCCGCTTCGACGGCATCGCGTACGGCCATGCAGCAGTCAAGCAGCTTCAACGCGGAGCGCACAGTGGGCACCTCGACGCCAAACGCGACTGCGATCGCCTCTTCGGTGTGACCGAGATCCTGCATGCGCGCCATCTTCTCGGCGCGGTTGATCGGGGAGTCCTCTTCCCGGATCTCGTTCGTGCTAACCATCATCCCGGCGAATGCCTTGTCGCTGTCGCGCATGACGCGCTTCGGGATTGCTGGAATCGTGATCGGCTCTTCGCCCTCGTCGATCAACTGCCGATTCAGCTCGCGCGCATTGATCACGCGGCGGCGGCCGTCGATCACGAGGTTCTCGCCAGTCTCCGGGTCTTTGTAGAAGAGCACCGGCTCAAGCACGCCGTGCGCACGGTAGTTACGCACTGTCTTCGGGTTCGGCTCTTGATGCACGCGCCGGTCGTACAGCGGGTGCTTCGGGTCCGTGACGAGCGTCAGCTTGTCCGGGTCCATCGAAAGGACGTTGCCCTTGCCTGACGCCCCATAGACGTCAATTGAATTTTTGGCCATCGGTGGCTCCTGTTGAGATAGTTGGTGTGTGGAGCTATTCGCAAAGCCCGTATGCGGACGAGCGCGCCGTCGCCAGTTCCACGTCCGCAAGAAGGTCGTATTGCCGGCCGCCGCGGGTCGTCTTCGACCAGTCGATCACCTGCCAGATATGCGATGCGGCGCCGGTGTGGCCGCCGTGATCCGAGAGATGCATGAACGTGACCGGCGACCCGGGTCGGCAAACGGAAGTAACGAGCCGCTCCCATTCGGCGACCCGCTCAATGTGCTCCGGGAAGCGACGCGCGATTTCGCGCAGCTCTGCTTTCGCCGCGTTGATACACGGCATGCAGCCGACCCGAGACATGCCTTGCCGATAGAGCGGATTCGGTCGGATGCCGGCGGCCGCGTGCGCCTCAAACACGTCGTCGACGTTCCAGCGCAAGATCGGTCGATACACGGCGTAGTAACCGCCACGGTCTTCGTAGCCCGGCAGCCAGCGTCGAGCCTCGCTCTCGTCGGCGCGAACGCCCTGCCACGATTCAACGGCGTAGCCGCCGTCGATCAGTTCCAGTTGGTATTCCGTGATCGGGTTGCGCTTCAGGTACTCGGTGCAGTACTGGCGCTTCCGGCTCGGAAAGCCGCCCTTGAGCATGCATACGTCGAGGAACGGATTGCCGGTCGGGTGCAGCAATTCGAGCGCGCGGGCCGCGGTAGCCGCCGTCCAAGCGTACTGAAACTGACGGCGGCCATAGACGGCCGATTCCGGTTCGCCGGCGGCGATCCGCGCGAGATTTGCGCGCTTCGTCGCGAACTCATCCGCGAACGACGCGCGCACAACATCAACCGTGATACCGAGCGCGCGCGGCAGGTAGTCGAGCGCGTACTCGTACGTCGACTCGTGCTCGTTGCCCGTGTCCGCGAACACGGCACGCACGTTCTCGCGGCCGTACAGTTCGAGCGCGACGAGCAGCGTCGCGGTGCTGTCCTTCCCGCCGGACAGCGAGACAACATGAAGTGTCGGTCGCTCGTTCATCCGATCAGCCCTCCACACGCTTCGATCCACGCGACAGCCGCTTCCGCGTTGATCGCGTTGCCGTAGGCGCGCAGTCGTCCCACTCGCGAGGGAGCCCCATGAGCCAACGGGAATGTGCTGGGTTCAACTGGCCGCCACTTTCCATCCCGGCAGAGGAGCCAATCAGCAGCTCGCCAGAAGCCGTTAGTCGGGCCGGCTGGCTCGATTCGCTCGAAGCCGTCAGGCGTGCCACCACCGCCAGATCGGGGCCGCGAGAGCGCATCGCTTCGCGAATACCGCCCTCCGTCGAGCGCACGCCCTTGTCGGCGAGCGCCGCCGTCGGCGTCGACCATGCCGCCAGCACTGCGGCGTGATTCAGCGTGATGTTGGTCGTCGTGAAGTTGCGCGACGGATTGCGCACCGAGTCCGTGCTCGTGGTTGTCGGCCAGTGCGCAAGGGCGACTTGCGTTCGCAGGTCCGAGCACTGCCCGCCCCCGTGTGATCCCTCGCAATGAGCCGCCGCCGGCGCATTCCACGACGCCAGCCACGCCACCCTGCCGAGCAGTGCGTTCAGCGGCACGTTCGCGCACTCGGCGCCGTCCTTGTGATCGCGCGTGGTCGGCGTAGGCCGCCCAGTACGCCCGGTCGCGGATGTGCGAGGCACCGACGCCCGCAGACGGAAACGGGACACACCCGAAGGCGTAGTCCAACGCTTCCACGTCAGCCTGAACAAGGTCGATCCAAGGGTCGACAGCCGAGCTCGCAACCTGCTCTCCAAAGATGATTGCAGGGCGGCGCTCGCCGATGAGCCAGTACCACGCAGGCCATAGGTGCCGCTCGTCATCAAACCCAAGTCCTTTGCCTGCCGCGCTGAAAGGTTGGCACGGACAGGAACCGGTCCAAACAGGTCGATCGTCGGGCCAGCCGGCGCGACGAAGCGCGTAGGACCAGACGCCGACGCCGGCGAAGAAATGGCACTGGGTGTAGCCGCGCAGGTCGTCGGGGTGCACGTCGCGAATGTCGCGTTCGTCGACGTCACCAGCCGCAATGTGGCCGGCCGCGATGAGGTTTCGCAGCCAAGCGGCGGCGACTGGATCGTGTTCGTTGTAGTAGGCCGCACTCAAACGCTCCCCACTACTCGGCCATGCCGCGCAGGCGCGCGGAGATATCGAGAAGCACTTGCGCGTGCTTGAAAATTCGGTGATCCACGCGCTCTATCTCGTGCCGCTCGACCCGACCGTCTTCGAGCGTCCTAACGATCTCCTGCCCAACGTCGCCGTGCGTCGACCACGCCTTGCCCATCAGCTCGACGATCGCGGCGTCGCAGCAGTCAACGCCGCTCGGCAACTTCACGATCGCATAGCCGCGCTCGCTCGCCCACGCTTCGAGAATCGCGTCGTTGTCCGTCACCTCGCCGATGCGCACCGCTTCCTGAAGCGTCAGCTTGTGCGTATCCGTGTTCGGATTCACCTTGCTCCGAAGCACGGCGGGCGACATGCCGAGCCGCGGTGCGAGTGACTCGCACCGCGGCTCGGTAGTTGTGAGCGACGGCGTGCGCCGTATCGAGAATGTTCAATCGATCCTCCAAACAAACGTGTTTTCACACCATTCGCACTACTAAACTCATCATCAATACGTTGAATGAGGATTCTGGAATGGCTTGGGCGCTGCTATCGAGCGTCTACGCCGCTTCCCACTGGCGACGCACGCTTTGGCTCAAATGGGTGGGTCTCGCGTCCATGGCAGAATTCGGATTTCCACACCACGAATCAGCTACAAACGGAGACCCAATGAGCGTAATTACTGACCAATTCGAAGCAGCCGACAAAGACGGCAAGAAATACACCGTTGTCGTTCGTCAAGACGAGATCGACACCAGCACGCTTTCAGGACGCAGCAGCATTCTCGGGATGAAGGAATTCCGACTTTCGAACGGCGAGCCCCTGAACCAAGTTTCTGAAGACGTCTTTCGAATCGTGCGAAGCGGCGTCGAGATCACACGGATCTAGTCGCCAACGATGCAGTAATCGCGAGCCGACGAACTCATCGTCGTCACGTCGATGTCTCGGCCGTACTTCTTCGCGAGGTGCTTCCACAACGCGATTTCGAGCGCCGCCGGCATCGCGGTTTCTTCGACGTAGAGGCTCGCGCCTTCGTAGTGGATCTGGGTGCCGCCACGTGCGACTAAGCCCAGCTCCACTACGGTGCCCTGTCCAGCGCGAATACGCGCGTTGACGCTCTGGACACACCGGACTTCGACGCCATCGATCAAGACGCGCCCCGTTCCAACGGGACTTGCCTCGATCGTCACGGCACACTTGTCGTTCGCATTTGTCACGCTGACTCCTTCGATTGGCCCACGAGGGCATACACGCTCAATAGGATATCGTTAACTTGAACAAGATAAAACAGACGCCGCTCACGCAGCACGACCTCGACCACCACCGCCTCAGAATTCAGGTCCTCGCCCTCCAGCAAATCGTCTTGCGACTACTCGTCCAACGATCGTTCGAGGAAGTCGACGGCGATCCGAAGGAAACCCGCGAACTCGCTCCCGTGCGCTTGCGTGAAGCGCTTCAAGGTCTTGAGCCAGAACCCGGTACTTCGGAATGGCATCCAGCCGAAGCGGCCGCGTTCGACGACGAGCACCGCGAAGTACTCGCCGACCTGCACAAGCACCTTGAGGTCGTGCTCGCAAACCTGCTTCCGCCGGAAGAAGACTGAGCGGCATCACGCCATTACCTCGTTCTGTTGAGGTAGGTCCGCATCACCACGCAATAACCGTTGGCGCAAAACCGCCCATCCTTGATAGTCGGGCCGGAGCGTTTCGCACACGACGCGCGCATCGCCAACGGCGCGCTCAATAAATGGGCAGGATTCGATCGGCGCACGGCGATCCCGCTTGATCCAGTTGCGGACTACTTGCGGAGATACACCAACCCTCCTCGCGAAGTCGGCTTGCGAGTCACAGAGGTCGACTGCGAGGGACAACGTTTCGAATGGTGAGAGTTGCAGCGGAATGTTCATGCGCGAACGATAAACCATAGTTTATCGACAGTCAACTCTCGTTTATTGATCAACTACACAATTGTTTATAGAGTCCACCGCATGGCACTCGGAAAGAACGTTGCACGGCTGCGCACACTGACGGGCGAGACCCGTCCGGACCTCGCGCGCGCGATCGGTATCGAATCGCAACAGCCGATCTATGCGCTGGAATCGCGCGACAGCAGCCGGTCGGACTTGGCGCCGAAGCTAGCAAAGCACTTCCGAGTTGATTTGAATGTGTTGCTCGAGGCCGATTTGACGCGTCTCGATGACGCCGGCCTTGACGAGTTGCGCCGATCCAGAAAGACTCCAGCCGGATCAGGCAAGAGCTCGCACGTTCAAGCGAGGTTCGATGCAGCCCCGGAGCTGATACAACAGGCGGTTCGCGACCTCCTCGAACTGCCCATTGCGGACGCCGAGAAGGTCGCAGCGCTAATTGCCGCGTTCCGCGGCAGTCGCTAATGGACGTCTTGCAACGTTTGCGCGATCGACTCGACCGCCTCGTCAATGTCGCAGCACACGTCTCCCGCAATCCAGTTTCCGCACCGCGCTAGATCACGCGCCACGCGCGATTGATCCGCTCGGTCCGATAGAGCGTCAATTGCGGAAAAGATTGCTTGCATGTGACGAATTCTCTCTGCCGCCAGATGTCCGAGATCCTTTGCAATAAGGCTGACGGACTGCAATGCTCCCGCGGCAAACTCCTTGTTGTATTTCTTCAAGTGGCCACCTCGTAGGTCTGATTGAGCGCGTTCGCAAGGTCAGCGCCTCTCGGCGTCTTCCATCGAGAGGCCCGCCCGTTCGGCATTACTTCCTGCGAGGGTGCCAGAGAGACACCGCTATCAAGCTCACGATGGCCGTTGCGATTACATAGAATGCCGGTGCGAGATTGTTGTGTGTTGCCGCAATCGCCCACGTGATGATCGCGGCGGAAAATCCGCCAAACGTGATCACGGCGAGGTTGTACGAAATCGAAATTCCTGTCGACAGCACCCCATCCGGGAACATATCGCTGAGCGCAGCCAAGATTGGCCCCTCGTAGCTCGCGATCACGAGCCCGAACACAACCTGGAAAACGAGCAACGACTTCAACCCCGGTGCTGCATTCAAAAATGCGAACAGCGGGTAAGCCGCAACGATCGCGATAACCAGCGCCCCCGCAAGGAACCAGCGCCGCCCAAACCGATCGGAAAGATGGCCGATCACCGGCGTAACAAATAGAACGATCGATGCGCCGACAAGCACCGCGACAAATCCCGTCGAAGACGGAAGCTTCAGGATTTTGGTGGCGTAGGTCGGGATGTAAAACAGCAGAACATAAGAGCACACCGTCCAGAAAACGACCAGACCGAACCCGACCAATGCCTCGCGAGAATAGCTTCTCGCCACCTCGACAACAGGAGCATGACCACCATCTCGGTGCTGCGCGTGAACGCCAGAATCGCTCAACCTGCTCCGAATGTAGATGCCAACCGGTCCGAGGCCAAGCCCGACCAAAAATGGAATTCGCCAGCCCCAAGACTCGATTTGATCCTGCTCGAGGCATTTCACAATGAACACCGCCAGAACTGACGCAAGGATGATTGCGAAACCAATACTCGCCTGTATCCAGCTCGTGTAGTAGCCCTGCTGCTCAACTGGAACGCGCTCGCGAAGGTAGGCCGTCGCGCCTCCCATTTCGCCGCCGGCCGAGAATCCCTGCAGCAATCTCGCCGCCACGATCATCAAAGGTGCTACGAGCCCGGCGTCTTTATACGTCGGCGCGAAGCCGATCATCGCAGTGCCAACGGTCATCATCGCTATCGTGACGGTGAGTGCCGCGCGCCTTCCCACCTTGTCTGCAATCCCACCGATCACGATGCCACCGATCGGGCGCATGAAAAAACCGACTCCGATCGTCGAGACTGACAGTAGCAGAGAGAGGCTGTCGTCCGTAGATGGGAAAAATAGTTTCGCGATTATTACTGAGAAAAAACTGTACGAGATGAAGTCGAACCACTCGAAGCCGTTGCCGATAATGACGGCGATGACCGCCCTCATATTTGCGCTCGCGCCTACGCTTCGCGTGGCCTCCCGCGAGTAGGTGGTTGTTTGCATTATTTCGTGCCCTCGGATTTTTGAGTTATTACGACCATCGAACAAAATTTGATGGCGCACGAAATATTACGGCTATTTACGAATTACTTACTATGAAAAATTCTCCGGGCAGTCTGACCATATGGAATGGTGCAAGGTGAACCAATCATCTGATTTATACATGTTTCAGCAGCCAGTCGCGAAACATCGTGACTGCGGGCGTATCGCGACGATCCGCCGGCCAGATAACTTGATACGCTCCCCCGAAGCTCGCGCGCACATCCGACGCAAGGACCAACTTCCCTGCCTCAACCAGCGGCGTAATCATGTGCTTCCAGCCCAAAATTACACCGTGCCCACGCAGCGCCAGTTGCAGAAGTACCGGATAGCTATTGGCGGCGATGGTACGAGCCGGCCGAAACCCGATCTCACCGGCAGTCAGGCGAAACCAGTCCCGCCACCCCATCCACTGACGTTGCTGTTCCTCTGCAACCAGTAACGTCGCCTCCATCAATTCTTGAGGTTGCACGCGGCGCCCGGCAAGAAACGAAGGTGCGCAGTACGCGTGAACATCCTCTTCCATGATTCTCGACCCGACAATGCCCGGTGGTGGAACGTCTCGAATGTAATAGACGCCAATATCGAACTCGGCTGCGTTCAGATTGAAGACGCCCTCTCGGACGAGTATCCGCACCGACACCTCCGGGTGCTCCGAGCAAAATTCCGCAATTCGGTCCGCGAGAAACAGCGTCGCCGTACCGGACGCGCATGCAATCGTGATGCTATGCGGCGTCAGTTCCTTCATGACAAGCGCAGTTGCCTCGGCGCAATCGGCCAAAATTGCATGCACCCGGTCTGCGTATTGCTGGCCGGCGCGAGTCAGATGCAACGCCTTGGCGTCCCGGACGAAAAGAGTCGTCCCGAGAAATGTCTCAAGCTTTACTACCTGCTTACTGACGGCGCCTTGCGTCACGTTCAACTCCTCGGCGGCTCGCGTGAAGTTGCCATGTCTTGCGGCCGCATCGAAGAAAACAAGGCACTGTAGGGGTGGGAGGGGCTGAATTTTCATGATTACGTCCAATTCCTCCCGTGAATTTACAGGCTGATCCGCTTATTCGCTACGCGCAGCCGCACTTGCCCCTCTTCAACGACGCTCGAAGACACAAACTCTTGTTGACTGTTGATAAACTTCTGTTTATTCTACAAACCATACCGCAGCACAAATCGCTGCGTCACCGCTCCGGCGGACTGATCTTTAAGAGTGCGAGCACACCGGGACCCGCCCAGCGGAAGCAACCGGCCGTATCCGTGGCGGGATTCGAGAATGGGAGTGGCTTCCCTCGCCGAACAGCTTTGAGCAGATGAGCTCGTATGCGTCTGCTGAAACCTGTTTCTAAAGATAAGGATTACTACGCGAGTGCTTCGCTGTGTGCGCTCGCGATTCTTCGAAAGGAGATCCAGTGGAATCGAAACGGAAGATCCCGACCGTATCGGTCGAGTGGTTGGAAAACGCAGCAGCTGACCTCGAAGTCAGCGCGAACGCGAGCCGTGAGACGTGGGCAGTGCTCGGCCTATCTCATCGGTACAGCGAGAACGTCGGCCGTGCTCATGCGATGCGACAAGCGGCTCGAATGAAGCTCGACTACGACCGACGCGTTTTTCTGCGTACGGTCGGGATCAAGGTCTAGGAGGCTGATCGTGAGCCAACCAGCAAAGAACCTGCTCGAGCTGCTGCGCCTCGCCCAAGGTGGGGCCGGCGCGCTGACCGAGCACCTGCTGCGCGAAGTCGCGCGCGACCTGATCGCCCGAGCCGTCGCTGATGTCCGCGACGGACGTTAACCAATCACGAAGGGGAACGACATGTACGTGTACATCGAATCCGAACGCACCAGAGACGGAGTGCTCTATACGGTCGGGTTCTACGATCCGCAAGGCAAGTGGCACGCGGAATCCGACCATTCGAGTGCCGGCCATGCAGCGAAACGAGTCGCGTGGCTTAACGGCAGCCGCGACGGTGCCTGAACAACCGCGCCCACTACGGCGGGCAACTACGACAACAATGGAGCTCGAAAGATGAATCCCACTGAACAGAACCGCGCTCATAGCTGGGTGAGTCCGTCCGAGAATGACTGCGAGGCCGTCGCGCGCACAGCACTGGAGGTAGCATGGAAGGCGCTGGCGCAGCTCCGCGAAGAATCGGACATTGCTGCGAACGTCGCGACGAGGAGCATTCTCTCCGCATTCGCGGCCGTGATCGACGCGGAACGCACGGCAGACAAGGAATTTAAGGCTCGGAATCCCGGCCGCGACTGCCACGGGCACCATGTCGACGCACACCACATCGTCGCCACTGCGCTTACCTTCGCCGATTCGCTCGATTCGAGCGTGCACCCCCACTCAGTCGCTGGTGCACGCGTACTGTCATTCGCGGCAGCATGTAAGGCACTTGATGCACACGCGGCAATGAAGGACGCGCTTGACGAACCGCCCGGGCTTTATGGGGCGCATAGCATCCCGGACCTCCTCAAGCTCTCGGGTACATTATGAACCGAGCTGCTTTCGATAACGATCTACTCGCCGCGTGCGACCGGCCGCATGGGCGCCGCGCTCGGGGTTTCGGGATGATCCTCGCCTACGGAATCACTATCGGCTGCGTCTGGTTCATTTGTATTGCATATCGCGCTTACGCCCTCAACTAGCTGACATTTCAGCGGAAAAAGCATTGTAATGCTGGCGGATTGCTCGAAGGTGCACATGCGTATTCAGTCGAAGCCTTTCACGTGATGAAGCGAGCATAGTCCTTCCAATCTCAACCTCATCGGGTGGCCCGTCGAGAAAGTCCCTGATGTGCGGACCGGTCACCGAATCCTTCATCGGCCCTTCCAGGAAACGCTGTATAGCGATAGCGAGAAACGGAAGTTGATCGGTGAACAACAGCAGTTGTGAAACTCCCTTACTTGAGCCGATTTCATGCAACGGGACTCCTTGCAAGGCTCGCACTAGGCCGTCGATTATGGATCGGTCGTATGTCTTGTAGAGCTCGATTTGCACAGTGGTGAGATCTCGAATCGACATCGTCGACTCTATCTCCTTCGCTCGATCCATCGCTGCGTCAACAATCGCGATCGCGGCATTCCGCTTATCTCGCGCGGCTTGTTCCGCCTGCAACTTGATCGATGTGATGGCGCTCTTTGCTTGGCGTTCCGAGACCCACAAGGCACCAAGAATTGCTCCGATCGAACCGAACGCTTGCACCCAAGACGCCCATTCGCTTGAGCTCCCGGGCAGATGTGCAAGCAGGCACGCAATTGCCAACCCTAGGATGAAACCGCTTATGCCGACCGCGGTGTCGCTCGGAATTTTGACAGAAAGCAGCTTCGCGATATTCATTGCACCCCCGCTTCTTTTGGTGCGAATCCTAGCACAACGACCCTACCTCATAGCCACGCACATTCCGGTGCTCCGGACGCGTGGCTTTTTTGTGGCCGCAGCAAGCCACGCACCGCAGTTCCCCGCTCGCCGCGCGCGGGTTTTCCTCTCGGATAAGCGCGGCCTTTCGGCGGGGCGGCCCGCATGTGCGCCCCGCCATTTTTTACCGGAGATACCCATCAAAACCGCTTCGAAGTTCATCGTCGCGGCCGTGCTGTTTCTGGTGCTGCTGTCGATCGTGACGCCGTGGCTGGTGAATCAGGACAGCAGCATCACCCTGCTCGCCGTGCCGTTCATGTGGCTGGCATATGCCGCCGCGTTCGTGAAATTTCTTCCCCCTCATATCAAGGAGACCAAGTGAAACGCCTGTTTCTGATTTTGATCCTCGCTCCGGTGATGTTCCTCGCGGCCGGCTGCGACAACGTACCGGCCGGCTATGTCGGCGTGAAGGTGCAACGCTACGGCGACGACCGCGGCGTCAATGTCGAGGTGAAGGGTCCGGGTCGCTACTTCAACGGGCCGAACGTCGACATGTTCCTGTTCCCAACGTTTACGCAGTCCTACGTGTGGGACAAAGCGGGCAAGTCCGACGAGTCGTTCACGTTCCAGACGGTGGAGGGTCTGTCGGTCAACACCGACATCGGCATCAGCTACGCAATCCCGCGCGAAAACAGCCCGAAGGTGTTTCAGAAATACCGCCGCGGCGTCGACGAAATCACGGGCGTCTACCTGCGCGCGATGGTGCGCGATGCACTGAATCTCGCTGGCGCGTCGATGGCCGTCGAGGACGTCTACGGCAAGGGCAAAGCGGCGCTGCAGCAGCGCGTCGAGGACGAGGTAAAGGCGAATGCCGCGACGGTCGGGATCAACGTCGAGAAGGTCTACTTCGTAAACCAGATGCGCCTCCCCGAGCAGGTCATGAACTCGATCAACGCGAAGATTGCCGCGACACAGATCGCGCAGCAGAAAGAGAACGAGCTACGTGCGGCCGAGGCAGACGCGGCCAAGCAGGTCGCGATCGCCAAGGGTGAAGCCGAAGCGCTGGAAGTGAAAGCGAAAGCACTGCGCGAGAACAACCAGATCCTGCAGCAGATGGCGATCGAAAAGTGGGACGGGAAGCTTCCCCAGTACACGGGCTCGAACAGCGTCCCCTTCATTCAGATCAAGTAAGGAAGGTCCGGTCGCCGCGCCCGGCCCTCGTCCCTCGGATAAGCGTGGCCTTTAAGGGCGGCCAGTACGGCGCCCTCTTTTTCCCGCGGAGATTCAAGAGCGGACGCTCGGCGGTGGCGGTTGGGTCCCGCCACTCCCTCAACTTGATGCCAAGCACTCATGCAACGCTGCCTTATGCGGGTGCTGATTGTCCGCCCTTGAACCCCCGCTTTGGCTGGCGCCTGTACGGGCCAGCACTTTTTCGAATTCCAATGATGCGCATGAGGGCCAAGCCATGAAAGAACTGGAACAGGCGGTCTCCACCGCCTTTGCAAACATCGTCGCGGCAGGTGCGATCGAGAAGGCGATCGAAGAAAAGTTAGCGAAGACGATCACGTCGGTCATCGACGAAGAGCTTCGCTCGTATTCGACCTTCGGCGAGCGGTTGAAGGAACACGTCAAAACGGCGCTGCAAGTCGATTTTCATAACCTCGGGCTGCCCGGATACAACGACCTCATTCTCAAGGTCATCCGACAGCAGGTCGACGCGCAGTTGAACGCAACGATCGCAACGCAGATCGAGCAGCAAATGAAGGAACTGCTCACGCCCGCGCCGGCCGAGATCAAGCTCTCGCAACTCGTCGAGGAATTTATCAAGGACGAGCACACCGATCGCCAGTATCGCTCGTGCTCATGCGACGAGTCGGATCGCATCACGCTGATTGTTCGCGAAGAGAGCGGCTTCGTTTCGAAGTTCTGCCATATCTACTTGGACAAGGAGCACGGCACCGAGCCCCATAACTGCCCCTTTCAGATCGACGTTCACGATGGCCGCGTGTACAGCGTGCAGATCGATCGAAAAGACCCGAGCAAGACGCTGTTCGTCGGCCCCATGCACGGCTTCAAGCGGCGCCTGTTCCAGCTCTATGCCGCCGGCACGAAGCTGATCACCGACGGCGACGAGAACAGCATCAACACCTACTACCCCGGCCGGGATTACTGATCCGCGAGGCACCACATGACGAACGAAATGAACAACGCGAGCGCCGAGGCGCAAACGGCATTGGCGGCACAACCCACCCGCGCAAACGGCATCGTGAATCTGACGCAATACTCATTCGAGCTGGTCGGCGCCATCGACTTGCTGCCCGAGTCGCCGCAGCGCGACGAGGTACTGAAGCAAGCAAAGGCTCTTCGGCTCGATCTCGCAACCGCGACACGCGAATCGCTCTTCGATGGCTTCATTTCGCTTGAAGGTCTGCGCGAAAGACTGCTCGCACCGCGCGAGATCAAGCGCGACGATCACGGCTGGTTGACGCATCCAACCCTTCCTGCCTGTGACGAGGACGTGCGCGGCGACAAGTTTCTCGAGGCGTTCGGCATCGAATCGGCATTCGTCAGCATGGAATCCGACGTCGACGCTGAGAGCTACGAGCAGTACCACGAACGCGCCGACGCCGATTGCAGCGCATGGACACCGACGCCGCCCGATGGCGATGGTTGGGTGCTGCTTGAGATCTACGACACTGAAGACGGCCCTTATGCTCTATTCGCGCGAGAGAAGCGCCGCGAAACGATGCGCGAGCGGCGCAAGCGCGACACGCAAAAACCTGAATCGGCGGCGATCCCGACTGGCGCAAGAAAAGAGACACCGATGTCTCAACTCGCAAACTCACCGCTCTCGAAAGCACTCGTCTCTTTCGACTCCCTCCCGAACTCCGCGCACGTTGACGTGCGCACCGTCGCCGGTCTCTACGGCTGCTCGGTTCCGACTGTCTGGCGTCGCGTCGCCGCCGGACTCATTCCCGCCGCGAAGAAATTCGGCCACTCGTCCCGCTGGAACGTCGCCGAGTTGCGCGCAGCATTTGGGGAGACCCAGTAATGACGCCGATAACCCAAAATGAAATGGGCTGCGCCTCTGCGAACAATGCAGCCCCGACGATCCACGCGAGCGCTGCCACGGCGCGCGCACCCACGCACTCTGCGACCTTGGCAGCGCTGACGGACGAGCAGCGAGAGTTGATCGAGCGCGAAGAAGAACGCCTTCGCGGCCGCGGCCCGGAGGATACAACTGCGGCGAATGGGCTACTCGAAGTGCTGATTGCCCACCCTGTCCGGCCCGTCGCCGACGGTGCGTCAGCGCAGCCCGAGAAGAGCCGCGCTGATGCGCTTCTGTACGAGCACGATGACGGGCGCTACGCAGTCGCATCTACCGCAGAAGACGCCACATTCACGCGAGACGATCCGGCCTGGCATCGCCTCGGTCCTGTGACCGTCCATGGTGGTCCGGCAGTAGCGCCGGCAGACCATATTTCCCAAGCGGGAAAAATGGTGGATGCAGCAGCGCCGATCGAGGAGATGATTCGCTTCTGCCCCGAGTGCGGCCGTCTCGGCGATATTCCGGATGGCTACGAGGCATGTTGCCCTGACTGGTCGCATGCGCGTGTCGTGCCGAAGCGCTTTGCGGAATTGTGTGCCGAGACATTCAGGCTATGCGTTAGCCAGCCATACCCGAAGTCGACGGCAGCGCCGGCCGACGAGCGGGCGGCGTTCCTGACGTGGTGGTGTGACGACGTGCCCGAGAACATGCGGGAAGGATGGAAAGAAGGCGTCGATGAATGCTTGCGCCGCGGTAAAGCGACCGACAAGCTCGCTGGCGCGTGGGATGGCTTCCAGTTCGGCGTCCAGTACGCCCGCGCGCCAGCATCGCCCGCTACGGAGGGGGTGTCGCTCGACCTTCTGCCGAGCGCCCTCTGGACTCGCAACGGCTCGGGTTCGTCCGAATGGTGGTCGTTCAAGGGCTACGACGCGCGGAAAGACAGTGCCGATCAGTGGGTGCTCAGAAAGGGCGGCGAAGAACTGTATCGGCACACATTCCTGCAAGTCGTGATGGCGCACGCAGAGCGCGCCATCCTCGCCACCTCTGCCAATGAGACAGGTGCGGCCTCCGATCAAACCGAGCTGGCGAGCATGATGCGCATGTTTCTTGCAGCCTGCACTGATCTCGGACTCATCAACGAAGCGCTCGGCCTCGATCCGGACGACGGCGGTGCAGAGCCGATCCTCGAAGCCATCGCCGAATTGAAGGGGCGCGCCACGTCTGCCAATGAGACAGGTGCGGAAGGACTGGAAGCGATCGCGTGTCGCGATGACTTAAACGCAGGCTGTTCGCTCTATGAGCGGCTTCAAGCCCTGATGCCAGACTGGTATTCCGATGCGTGGGAAGACATGTTGCTGAAGTATCAGCGCGCATATACGGAAGTCGCTACTTCCTGCTCACGCGCTATGGCGGCAGTAGCGCCGGCCGTTCCGATTGAACTCAGTAGCGTTGCGGAGACGCTCGCCGAAGGCAGCGGATTCTGGCGCTCGTGCTCGGGCTGCCATGAAACGAACGAGGGTCATGAAACCGGACATTATCCCTACAGCAAGATTTTGAAATGCCATCTCGGCGGCGGCTGCTCGGAATGCGGCGGCATCGGCGCGGTATGGGACGACACGGACTACGAGGCAATGGGGCGAGCCTTCGAGCAGTTACTTGCCGCGCCCGAGAGCGCGAGTAAGGCGCCAGCATCGCCCGCTGCGGAGGCGGTTCGCATTGACGTTACTTACGACGACGTGGTTTCAGTTTGTGATGCACATGGGATCACCTTGCCGGTCGAGGCAATCGACGCGGCAGTCGCGTTGATCAATCACTTCGCCGCCCCGCAACCCGTTGCGGAGACGGTGGCGACGAATGGATTCTTCGTGTACGACGCGGGCTGCGGTCACGTTGAGTTTTACGACACGGACTTCGAGCGGGATGCAGCTCACCGTGATGCGATTAACGAGTATCGGCGTGAGGCGATGCGCGATCAGGAATGGTCGATGGACGTCGAGGGAATCGTTTCGGGCGTTGTCACGCATACGACGGCCGAATTGAAGGTCGAGGACGGCGGATACGAATACGAGCCGCGTCTTGCCATCCCGCAACCCGCGCAGGCCGACGCACCCGCCGATGCGCGCGAGCCGATCACCCGCGAATCGGCGCTCGCTGCGATCGACGAATTCGAGCTGGTTTGCGACAACAACATCGCGCGCGATCTGAGTCCGGATGAAAAGTTCGCGGTTAGCGAGTTCGTGATCAGCTTGCTCGAGAACGCCCCGGTCAGCGCACCTGCCGATGCGCGCCAGCCTCACACCTACGCCAGCACGCAGGCGACGAACTGCGCCCGGTGCGGCGAGCATAAGCACACACCGTTGCGGATCGACTGGATGGGCGGCTACGTATGCCTGACGTGCGTCGACCGCGAACTGGAATCGCGCGTCCCCGCCGATGCGGGAGAGGCGGCGACGATCTATCAGATTTCGTTTGCCGACGAAGAAGGATGGAACGACACGAACAAGAAGGTGTTCGACTCGCACCCAGCGCACGCGCGCCGCATTGTCTATACCGCCCCGCCCACCGCGAGGGTGGGGAGCCTGACGGCCGCTGCGCGCGATGTGCTGGACGAACGGCGAAGGCAAGTCGAGACGGAATGGTGGACGCCTGAGCATGACGATCAACACACGTCTGCATGCCTCGCCGTTGCGGCGGCCTGTTATGGACTATTTGCGGCTGCAAGTAGCAGTGATTCCGCAGACTCATGGCTTCAGGAATGGCGTGCTGTAGCCAAAAATCTTTGGCCGTTTGACGAAGAATGGTTGAAGACAACAGAGCCGCGCCGCGATCTCGTTAAGGCTGGCGCGCTGATCCAGGCGGAAATCGAACGTCTCGATCGCGCCGACCTTCTCAAAGGAGCCGACCATGCGTAAAACCGTGCCCGGAATCGCACGCAGTCGAGTTCAGTCCGATTGGAAGATGCGGAATCATCCATGGCTGGACACCAATACGCTCAAGCCGAAGTACAGCGTGCAAGTTCGAGAGCCCGAGATCAAAACGTGGGCGCATGTCTACAACGGCGATACGAACGAGGCCTATTTCTTCGATTCCCCGGAAGAGGCGGCCGCATTCATCAAGGAATTGCAAGGGGCCGACCATGCCGAATAACCTGAAATCCCGGCTTCGCCGCGTAATGGACCTTCTCGACACCGAATTGGGTGACTCTGACCTGATGGTCGAGGGCATGACGGAAGAGGAAATCGAGGAGGAATGCCCCGTGTTTGCGGCAATGCAGATCGTCGTCGCGCTCTGGGCGGAAACGCCCGACGAAGGAGCCGGCCATGAGTGAAATACGACAGTTACCGGTGCCGCAGGAAACCAGCCGGTCCGCGCCGAGACGCATCGTGCGACCGTGCGAGTGGCAATTGTTCAGCGCGGTCAGTGCGCTGGAGACGCAGATGGGCTCGGTCGAGGCGTACAACCGACTCTGCGAGGCGGCGCACAACTTGAAAGCGAAGATCGACGCCGGGAAGGGTCACGCCCAGCATCCGATGTGGGCGACCGATCCGAAGATGATCTATCCAGCAGGAGCGGACCATGACTGACAAGCTGACGGATCTGCTCGAGCAATCGTATCAGTTGACCTGCTATGTTGCGGCTGCCCTCTGCTCGCCGAGGGAACGACATCACGACTGCGACGGGAATGTCTACTACATCCAGCCGACGACAGAGGATTGGTGGAACGGCCTGCGCGAAGATCTCGAATCACTTCAACCGAAGCTTCAGGCCGCACTCGCCGCCCCTGCGCAGCAGCCGAGCGGCGAAGTGACGGACGACGAGCAAGACGCTCAGCGGTATCGGTGTCTGCGGCGCGGACAACTCTGGAGCGTCCTCAATGGCATTGGTGACGCGCTGCGCGCTGATGAGCTCGATGCCGCCATCGACGCCGCCCGCACCCAAGGGAGGCGCACGTGAGCGAGAACAGCAAAATCGAATGGTGCGACCACACGTTCAACCCGTGGGAAGGTTGCCAGAAGGTCGGGCCGGGCTGCGACCATTGCTACGCCGAGGCACGCAACGCTCGATTCGGCGGTGGCGCTGCACCGAACTGGGGGCCGGGTGCACCGCGGCGACGGACATCCGCTGCGAACTGGCGGAAGCCGCTCGCATGGAACGCCGCACACGCCGAATTCTTCGCGGCGCACGGCCGGCGCCAGCGTGTGTTCTGCGCATCGCTCGCGGACGTGTTCGATAACGCCGTCGATCAGGAGTGGCGCCGCGATTTGTTCGCGCTGATTGCGAGCACGCCGAATCTCAACTGGCTGCTGCTGACGAAGCGGATCGGCAACGCCGGCGACATGATCGTCGACGCGCTTCTTCAGCAGCCGGGCCTGTCGGCTGCGGCCCCATGGCCGTGGCCTAACGTCTGGCTCGGCGCGACGATCGTGAATCAGGAGGAAGCCGACCGCGACATCCCGAAGCTGCTCGCTGTGCCCGCGCGCGTGCGCTTCCTGTCGATGGAGCCGCTGCTCGGGCCGGTCGATCTGCGCTTCCACATCTTCAGTGAACCTATCGGCAACTGGCGCACGCACGAAGGCAAGAGGCAGTTCGAATGCCGCCGTCCGGACGATGGCGGCCTGCACTGGGTGATCGCCGGCGGCGAAAGCGGTCACGATGCGCGTCCGATGCATCCGGACTGGGCTCGCTCGCTGCGCGATCAGTGCGCGGCCGCCGGCGTGCCGTTCCTGTTCAAGCAATGGGGCGAGTGGGCACCGCGAACAGATGACGAGCAGAAGCTCCTTCCAGTCCCTTGCAGTCTCACCACTTCGTGGCCAGATGGGACCGTCGGATGCGGCGACTACCAGTCGAACGGCGGCTACGGGAAGCCTCTTTTCCGCGTCGGCAAGAAAGTCGCCGGCCGCCTGCTCGACGGCCGCACGCACGACGAATTCCCGGAGGGGCAATGACGCTACGCCAACGCGCCGTCGACGCGCCGGCAATCGATCGCAAACATATCAGTGACTCAACCGTACCGCTGCAACCACTCTTCGGCGAACGTCCGCGCTCGCTCGATCGCAGCTTCCTCGGATTCGTACGCCCCGAGCTTCTTAAACGACGCTTCCGGACTGTAGCCGATGTAGGTGAACGTCACCTAGGCAGCGAACTGACCATCGTCAGTCGCGAGTGGTGTGCAGTCGACCTTATAGCCGCGCATCGTGAACAAACTCTGCATTTGAACCAACCCATGAACCAAACCGAGGCGATCGTAGCACTCCCGGGTTTCATGAGTCTGACGGCGCGACGCGCGCGAGCGTCAATGCTGCATCGAGTTTAGGGCTAACCACATGCGGGCTTCGGCGTCGCCCGCCAGCACGCGGGCAAACGAAGCGCCACACGTCGAGCACTCGTAATGCGCTTCGCTGCATTCGCCTTGGAACACGCTGGCACCAACCATCACAAGGTGTTCCGGCATGACGGTCGACGGTTGCCCGTGCAAATCGGTGCACTCCGCGCACGGCTTGATCGTCTCGATCTCCACAGCCCCCCCCATACGTTTTGAAATTGAAATGCAAGGAATCCTAGCATGAGTAACAACGGAAAATTCGACCGATATGACCTGAAGCGGCAGCGCGTCACACCGCCGCGGGGAGCTCACCAGTTCGACAGTCGCACGCGAATCAGATTTCGGGAGACGCGCCAATGATCACCGCCTTCGCATCTCGGTACGTCACGGTGCTCAAGTTCTGCGAAATGACCGGCTATACGGAAGACGCAGTGAAGTCCAAACGCCGTGACGGCGTGTGGCTAGAAGGACAACTGTGGGTTAAGGCGCCCGACGGGCGCATTTTGATTGATATCGAGGGGTATGAAAGATGGGTAGAAACGGCACGGGTGTCCGCGCCATTAGTGGCAGTTCGATCGAAGTCACCTTCACCTATAAGGGCGTCCGTTGTCGCGAGCGCATCCGCCTCGAGCCCACTCCCGCTAACCTAAAAGCGGCTGCCAATTTTCTCGGCGCGGTCCGCACCGCCATAGCAAACGGAACTTTCGACTACCGAGTTTCCTTCCCGGAGTCAAAACGGATAGCTCAGTTCGTCGAGCGGCAAGGCGATGCCCTGCTGGTGGGGACGTTCCTCGAAACGTGGCTTGAGCGGCAGGAGAATGTTCTGGCTGCCAGCACAATCGAGGGTTACAGGAAAATCATCAAGGGGACACTGAAACCAGCATTCGGCCACCTTGTAATGTCGGATGTGCGTCGTTCCCATGTGCGCGAATGGGCTTCGACGCAGAAATTCGGCAACAAACGCATGACCAACGTGCTATCGGTTTTCCGTGCGGCGCTCGCCGAGGCCTTGCAGGACGAGATCGTCGAGACAAACGTACTGTATGGGTGGACGTACCAGCGAAACGAAGCACCGGGTCGAGACGACGATGTCGATCCATTCACCGCGGAGGAACAGGCCGCGATTCTCGGCGCGATGGTCGGGCAAGAAAGGAATCTGTTTCAGTTCGCGCTTTGGACTGGCCTGCGAACATCCGAGCTGATCGCCCTTCAGTGGAGCGACGTCGACTGGAAACGTGGAATCGTTCGCGTGCAACGAGCACGGACGAGAGCTGCTCGCGTCGCGAAGAAGGTCGAGGACACGAAGACGCGCGGCAGCCGGCGCAATGTGAAGCTGCTCGAACCAGCGTGCGCCGCCCTTAACGACCAGAAACGATTCTCTCTGCTTATCGGCGGCTCGATCTTCCTGAATCCGCGAACCGGGGAGGCGTGGAGCGGCGACAATGTGATCTGGCTTGCATGGAACCGCGCCATCGAAAAATCGGCGGTGCGCTACCGTCGACCGTACCAGACCCGGCACACCTACGCGAGCATGATGCTGTCGGCCGGCGAACCGCCGATGTGGGTTGCTAGCCAGATGGGCCATATCAGCCTGAAGATGATCGAGCAACGGTACGGACGCTGGATCAAAGACGCGGCGCCTGATGCTGGAAAGCGAGCCGAAGCCTTATTCGGCAGCGCTGTCGCGGGCGCTCGAATGGCGACTGACGGATCGGGGGGAAACGACTGA